GAGATTTGTAATAGCGTAGAAAATGACATGACTCACGAATCTATATACATATTATGGTGTTTAATGCGAAACATAAGAGAATAAAATATAACTTAAAAAAAATATAATATACATATTCAAGATGAATGTATTATTTTATTTGAAACAAATTAATAATGATTATATTTTTTTTAATGAACCTATAAAAAATTCTATAATAGAAAATGGATTATTCAATCGTTTAATTTATTCAGATTTATCGATGAGTTTAAATGGATTATACATTTCTTTTGAAGAGAATGATAGAGAGAAAATGACTCAAAAAGAAATTATTGATATGTTGATAGAATTAGAAAAAACAATTATTTTTAAAATAGATATTAATTATAAAACTTGTCAATATAAAATTAGAGATTATTTAAAACACATGAATTCAAGATACGGAGAAGATTTTAAAATTAATAAATATATATTGAAAATATCCGGAATATGGGAAACTCAACAAGAATATGGTATTACTTTTAAATTTTTAGATAAAAATAAAAAAGGAGAATAATCCTTTATAATATATTTATTTATTAACAAACCAAATCCTATACTAATGACGTACCTTCTTCTCTTATATGATCTTTAAACCAATGGAAACTCTACGCAAGAAATTGTATGATATGTCCAGCACAGTCTCCGTTTACAAATCTTGAAAGCGTTTTCAGAGTTTCTCTGTCGTTCTTGTGCATGGTATTTACAAAGCATTTCCTCATATTCTTGATCGCTTGAAGTATTGTCTCTATTTCGTGCGTCCGATTGACGTGCTTGAGAATAATCGCGTAGTTCTTCTTTGATTTCTTTGATTTCTTCCATTGCTCCATCCTGTGATAATAAAACGGAGAACAGCAGCACTTACAAAACGGTTTATTAGTGGTTGTAGTAGTCTGGTTCTGTTTTTTATATATTTCTTCCGTCTGGTGTTGAAAGTCGTCTAGCTTTACGAGGATCATTTTGTAAAACTTATAGAATGTTGGTTCTTCAGTGAGGGTGTCTTTGTGCTTTTCCAAAAATGACAACACCCCCTGTACTGTAAGACATGTTATATTCCTAGTTCCACGTGGGTAGATGCCGTATTTTGTAGTCTCCATGATTTTGAACCAATCATTCCATAAGTCGCTTGAACCACAGTAGTTGATGTATGTTCCTGAACGAAGCTTCATTCCCTCGTTTTTGTTGCAGTAGTATTGCTTAAAGCTCATTTTTGTGTGTTGGATGCTTTATATTTCATAATAAAAAGTATTTCAATTTTTTATTATGAAGGCGTGATTTTGTTAAACATCAAAAAACTAACCGTCTGTTGAAAAATATTCCAAAGTAACCTGCATAATTGCTGCTATAAAATAATTAATAGAACCTACAGCATATCCTATATATGCCATTTGTTTTGACATTTCATTAAATACCTTGCTCATTGCGTTGTTGTCGGTCATTGCTTTTGTCATGCCCATTTTATCGCGAACATATTTTAATATTATAACAAGTTGGAGTATAATTAAAAATGTAGATACAAATCCAAATTTATAATAATCCTTAGAAATATGTCCTTTATTAATGCGCGATTGATATGATACATTCATTATAATAAACCACATTAACAGACCCATTAAAAATAAAACAGGAAAAGAAGAACTAAAAATAGTTTTAATAAATTCAAATGCACTGCTTTGCATTTCAGATTTACTTGCTAAAGAGAATGTAATATATAAAATGCCTAGCAATGAAATTAAAACAACACCATAACCCCATATAACTGAATTAGCCGGGCCATCTACACCATCATCTGATTTATTTTGATAAAAAAATAATTTTATGGCTAATCCAGCAAAAGCAATACCTGTTAATATATTAATATCATATCCAGTATCATTTGATTTTAGAGAACTCATTTATATCTTATATTAGGATTTTATTTTGTAAATAAAATATAGATATTAATTATAATGTATAATTCTATGAATAATCCTCATCAATTAATAGAAAGGCAACAAACATATACATTAAATAAAAAAATATTGACTATTCATTCGGAGGATAGAGATATATGTAAATGGCCTTTCTCAAACTCATTCGCAATAGAATGTCCTGAAGTATATTTAAACGTCCAGACAATGAGATTAGTTGATATTGCCCTTCCGCAAGTACAAGATGTTTTTAATAATGAATATCAAAATACTAAATTCGGGTTCACGTTATATCCTAAAAATCCAGCATCGGTTTATTATGCTGCATTAGCCGCAAATGTAAATGCTGTATATATTGTAACAATACAAGATGGAACTTATACAGCTCAACAATTAGTTAATGAACTTCAAAATAAATTAAATAAGACAATAGATGACTATTTAAAAACACAAGGAACTTTTATACCTTATTTAAATTTTACAGTTCATTATGATGAAGTAGGAAATTTACTTTATTTTGGAAATAAAGAAGATGAATTTACTTTTAAATTTTCGGCACCAATGACATATAATCTTACTCAATGTGAACAACCAAATGTATTTGAACGATGTACGCAATGGGGGTTACCTTGGCATTTGGGATTCAATCAAATGGATTACGTGTCTACCGGACTATTACAAAGCGACGGAGATAGTGATATAATATTTTATTATAATGCTTACGGGACACCCGGATATAATTGGTTAGCTGCTGGCATAACAACACCGAGTTATTATTTGAAGGCTCCTCTTTCTTTAAAAATAACAGGTGATATAGCTATATATTTAGAAATAGAAAAATATAATTATATGGATGAATTGGTTCCATATGTTGGATGGACATCTTCTAGTAAAAGTAATTACGGAGGCACAGTTAATTCTGCTTTTGTAAAAATACCTGTTACATCAAAATCTCCAAATTATTTATTTGACGGAACAAATTTTTTCATAAATAATAGTGGTTTCTTTATACCTCCAATTGATAAAGTTTCTAGATTAAAATTTAAATTTAGACATCACGATGGTCGTCTAGTGAATTTCAAAGATTATCCTCTAACATTCAGTATAGAATTAAATCAAATTAGAAATGATTTGGATAGGAAATATTCTGTTAAAATCCCAGTTATTTATAACGCTTAAAGTTAAAAAATCGTATAATCCAACTGGTTATAAATATTTTAAAAATATTTGTTTAATATCTAAAGAAAGCGATGTGACAATTTGGCTTCTATACGCTATACGTTTCTCTAATCCATTGTATTATATTTTTTAAATCGTCTGTTTTGTAACTTCCTTTATATTTTGAAAGATTGAAGAATTTCGGCGTTTTCATTGTTTTTGTTTTATAATATATGTAGTCTCCGAATTTCCCTTTTCTGATACTTAAATCATTATTGAGATATCTTACAAAATTAGGATTGTCTTGGCTTCCTTGTCCTTGATTAATTTGATACGCGTTTGTGATTGGTTTATTAATGTGCGTGATTACATCATCTAATGTAATTTCATCCGCCTCTTTGTCTAAACCAGTGAGTGATTTTTTATTATCTCCCCACGTGACGTATAATCCGAATTTTCCTTTTTTAAGAACTAAAGAATCTCCATTGTATTTTCCTAATTTTTTATTGAGTGCCTTTTCTTTTTTAGAATTGTTTTCATTGTTTTCAGTATCATTATTTTCACTCATGATTGATTCTTTTGTAGTGGATATTTTATCAGTTAAATCAATTTGAGAGGTTAATAATTCAATTTGTCCGAAACACTCTCTACACAATTCATGCCATATTGTATTACCATTCGCAATAGAATCTAGAATATCCTCCATATATTTTGTATATTCATATTTAAATAATTCGTCGTAATATTTCATTAAGAATTCACATACTACTGTTCCAATTGGTTGTATAACTAATTTATTTTTTTCATTGCCAAATTCTCTCTCTATATTAATTTCTGTAATTTCATCGTCCATCAATTCAAAATCTACACATGAAATGGTTTTGCCTTTTACATTTTCTTTTTTAACATATCCACGAGTTTGTATTTTATCTATTAGTGATGAAAATGTAGATGGTCGTCCAATGCCTTTTTCTTCAAGTAATTGAACTAGTCGTGCCTCGGTGTAATGATGTTTTGTTTCTTTCATGGTTATTTTAGATACAATTTTATTATAGTCTATTTTTGAGTTATTTTTAATTAATTGAAGAAACGTATAGAGGGCATTGACTAACTCATAACCATCTACCATTTTCCACCCTGGGAACACAACTTGTTCTGTTGAATATTTATAATTACGACTTTCTGGAGCTGAAATAGTGCTTGTAATTGATTTATAAATTGCAGGGCTCATACAGCTTTCAAGTGTATTCGTCCAAATTAATTTGTATAATTTCTTTTCTTTTGTTTCCATGTCATCCGGAAGGGTCTGTCTACAAATATCAGTCGGGCGAATTGCCTCATGTGCTTCTTGTGCTTTTACTTTATCCTCATCCTTTTTTTTTGTTTTTTTAAGTTCTCCCGTTTCCGCCAATAAATCAATATTAGGGTGGACGTATTCATCTCCATATTCCCTTTTAATAAATTCTTTTGATTTATCAATAAATTCTTTACTATATATTTTACTATCGGTTCTCATGTAAGTAATGTATCCGCCTTCGTATAATTTTTGACAAATTGACATTGTTTCTTTTGGAGACAGTCTAAATTCATTACTGGCAGCTTGTTGTATAGTACTTGTAATAAAAGGGGACGGAGGATTCTTAGTTGTATTTTTTGGTTCTGATAGAGAGAATATATGTTCAAAATTGACTGTATCCTCTAAAAAGTTGCCAATCAATTCTTGGTCGTTGTAATTATAATCAAGCTCAAATGGAATATTTTTTTTAGTAAAATAACCGGTTGTATTATAAACAATTGTATTTGGCGAATTATCAATATCCTTTTGATTTTCATAAATTAATTTGAGCGCAGGACTTTGACATCTTCCTGCTGATAAAACTTGGCGTCCTTCTGATTTTATGTATTTCCATAATATAGGTGTAATTTTATAACCAACGAGAATGTCTAATATTTGTCTTGCTTGTTGAGCGTGAATTAAATCTAAATTTAATACAAGTGGATTCTGAACTGCTTTTTTTAACGCGGTTTCAGTAATTTCATTGAATATAATGCGTTTTGTAGTATTCACATTCAAATCAAATTGTTTACAAATATGCCATCCTATTGCTTCTCCTTCACGGTCATCATCTGTAGCAATTAAAACATCCGAACATTTTGTTATTGTTTTTTTAATTTTTTCTACTTGTTGTTGTTTTTTATCGGAAATAGTATATCTTGGATTGAAATTATTAGAAATATCAATTGATTCAAGTCCATTAAGTTCCGTAATATGACCGAAACTGGCAATACATTTATACCCAGTTCCTAAGTATTCTTCTATTTTTTTACATTTAGCAGGTGATTCCACAATTACAAGTGTATATGTCATGTTGTATATTTTACTATTATTTAAACTTTAAATAATAATTATACGGTTTCAATTCTTTTTTATAATTTTATAAAAAAGAATATTTTCAAATGTCTGTATAACTTAATATTTATTTATTGTTCATATTTTCTTTTTCTAATATATTTTTTATTTTTTCATAACTACTCAAATTACTTGGTACGGCATCATTTAATATTCTAGTTAAATATTCTGATATATACATTTTCATTTCTCCTTGACAGTCAAACCCTGTATAATCACAGTTGGCAATAAAATATACATAACAATGAGCGTCTTTATATTTTATTTTACCAATAAACTGCCATAGTTCTTCGTCGTTTTTTCCTTCTTCGTACCAATATACATCAATAATATCATTTGGAAAAATGATAGATTTAATATCTATATCTTCACTTTTTAAATTGTTGTCAAACATAGTAACAGTAAAATCTTCTGTATGATAATCACTAAATCCAGAGCAATTTATAAAGCCAAATGGATACTCAAACGCATTATAAAAATTTTCCATATTTATATTATATATTTTTATATATTTGTATTTTTATATAGTTTATAATATCTTCAAAGAGAGAAATTATAAAATAAATCAATGAAAATTAATGTCTAATTCTTTTCCATTGAGACCAATTGATTTTTTTTTCTTTTACCATTTCTTTTTGTTCTCCTGGATTTTCTTTATCTAAATTTTCACTCTTTCTAAGAGCACTATCTATATATATTTGTTTAAGAATCGTTCCTACTTTGAATGAACCGGAATGTTGGTCTAAATTTCCATTCTCAATTTCTCTAAGAATATTCAAAAATTGTTCTAGCATATTTAAATCAATTTCATCTTTTCTTACTTTGTTAAATATATCAGTGTAATTATTAAACAAGAATTGACACTCATTTACACAAATAGTTTCAAACTCAAGTGGTTCATCCAGTTGCATTTTAGAATGCTTATGTTTTAAAAATAATAAAGTTTTTAAATCATTCCTAATAAGTGAACTGTGTTTTTTTTTACGAATCTCATCTGTCATATCTTCTACATCATTCGCATTAATCATTTTCTGTAAATTTAATCTATCAATATCTTCCATTTTTAATTTATAAATATAAATAAATTTTTTTATAATACCGCATTTTTTATAATACCGTAAATATTAATATATACAATTTGTATATGTGTTTTAATTACAAGGTTTCGTTATTTACTTTTATATTAGGTGTTGCCTTTTCTCTCTTGTTAATAAATTTAAAAGTACAAAAATATTCATTAGAAAATAAAATAACAGGAATATTTTTAATTTTTATATCTCTAATGCAGTTTATAGAATTTTTATTTTGGATAGATATTAAAAATACATATGGTATAAATAAAATAACTACAATTTTAGCACCATTATTAAATGCCACTCAACCGATTATACTTTACATCATAAAATTTATTTATTATAAACCTAATATTTTTACTATTGAAAATTTACCGGTTGCTATATTGAATTTATTATATTCGTTTTATTTTATTTTTAATTATTTTAGATTTTTGATAAATAAAAACGAACGTCTTATAACTAATACTTCTGATGCGAATAGTCATTTAAATTGGCCTTGGATAAAGTATTTTAATTCTTCTTTTTACATGATTTTATTATTAATTAATATATTTTATCTATTCAGTTTTAATTATGCTGTTGTAACATCGGCAATTACTTATTTATTTTTGTATATAAGTCGTGTGTATTTTAAATATAATACAGGTGAAATGTGGTGTTTTTTTGGTTCATCTATACCATTAATAATGTATATTTTATCAAAATATAATTACATTGATAAATTAATACAGTTTAGAATATAATAAATGGAGAGAAATTCAATAATAAAATCTATTTATAATATATTGAATATGCGTTTAAAAAAAGGAGGAAATTTATCGGCAGTTCCAGTTGAAAGTTACGGGTATGAATATGGAGGTTCTGCATCAGAAGATGCAGCAGGTCGAATGCTTGCTGATGCAGAACAACAAAATAAATTAAATTCTACTTTATCTGGAGGTAGGAGAATGAAACGAGGAGGAGCAAATTCAACTGATGTTATTGAAATTCCTACATTTCCCCAAGTAGGACCCCAAGTTTCAGGTCAAACGGCAAATTCAGCTGCTTTTCAAGTTAATTCTATATTAATTGAAGCTGAAAATAATGCTGCAAATGATTCAAAAATAGGAGGTGGAACTAAAAAAAGATTTAAATCAAGAAAAACAAAAAAAAATTATAAACATAAAAAAGGATGTCGTTGCCCGCATTGTAACAAAATGAGAAAATTAAAACGAATGAAAAGTTTAAAAAAACATAAGAAAAAAACTAGAGGACATAAGTAAATAAGTTTATAAATCAGTAGTAAAAATTAAATAATAAAATAACACCATATTTTATTATGAGAACCACTGATATGACATTAGCAATATTTATATTTTTAATATTCGTAATTTTGTATGTATCAAATATTTTAGCAATTGGTGTTCAAAAAATAAAACAAAATTGGCCTCAATATAGATGTAACCCGATTGTAATGCCATTTGCTGGTTTTGTTGGACCCGATGGAACAAGTCCTGGTGAAAATTTTGTATATTGCGTGCAGAATATGCAGACAAATTTCATGCCGCATTTATTGAAACCTGTATTTTACAATTTAAATGCTATGGGTTCATTGACTTCATCTTTGACTGATAGTATAAATAATATAAGAAAGTTTTTTGATTATTTAAGAACAAAAATAAAAAGTATAATAGAAAATGTATTTGGAGTTTTCTTGAATATTATTATTGAATTTCAGAGAAATATAATAAATATAAAAGATTTATTTGGTAAATTAGTCGGTATATTGGCAACATTTATTTATGTTTTATCTGGAAGTGTAATGACAATGAATAGTGCTTGGAAAGGCCCACCAGGACAATTAGTTAAATCAGTAAGTAAAATGAATATACGATGTTTTGACCCAACTACATTAATCAAAACACAAAAAGGGGAATATTTTGAAATGAAAGATTTGAAATTAGGAGAAATATTAAAAGACGGAACAGAGGTGATAGCAATTATGAGAATAAGTAATTTAGATGAGAATAAAAAACCGATTCACCCTTATTATAAATTAAGCGGCGGGGAGAAAAACAATGATATTTATGTTTCAGGAACACATTTAGTATACGATCCTGAAATTGAAATATTTGTTCAGGCGAATGAATACTCAAACGCAATACTTACCGATATTTATGGGGAACAATTCTGTTGTTTAATTACATCAAGCAATATTATACCAATAGGAAAACACGTATTTCATGATTGGGAAGATAATCAAGGATCATCGTCAAAAAATATTAGAGGTTAATCATAAATGAATATTATCCGATTACTATATATATGGATAATATTTATAAAAATATAAATGAATTATATACAAAAGGAGGGTTTTTAGAAAGATACGGACCTGATTTATTAATAACTATACTTATAATTTTAATATTTTTTATAATATTTTCATATTTTTTGGTTATGAATAAGCTAGAACCAATAAAGGCGAATTGGACTAATGAGAGATGTAGCCCGTCGGTTATGCCTTTTGCTGGAATTATCAATGCTCCTCCCGGAACAAATAAATTTACTTACACTGCTGAAAATTTTAATGGGTGCATTAATAGAATTCTTGAAACAATTATCTCTCATGCTCTTGCTCCGATTTATTATGTTGTAAATGTTTTTACAAAAGTATTCGGACAATTAGTAAAATCATTACAAACAATGAGGGATTTGTTAAACAAAATAAGAAGTAATGTGAACGATGTTTCAGTAGATTTATATGGTAGAAGTTTGAATATAACAGTTCCGATTATGCAAATATTTATTACATTAAAAGATACATTGGCAAAAACGGACGGAATCATGTCTACCGGAATATTTACATTATTTGGAGGCTATCTGACTATGAAAGCATTAATTGGTTCTATAATACAAATATTATTAAACATTGTAATTATGCTTGTAGTTTTTATTGCTATTTTATGGATTGTTCCGTTTACATGGGGAACTGCTGCGCTTTTAACTTCTATAACTCTACCGATAGCGGTTCTTTTGGGAACAATAAGCATTCAATCCGCCAAAATATTCAATCTAACTCCAAAAAAAGTACCAAAGCCAAGATGTTTTGATGAGGATACGCGCATTAAAATGTCGGATAATACAATAAAATTAATAAAAGATTTAGAAATTGGAGATGTATTAGAAGATGGTTCTAAAATTACAGGATTTATGAAATCGTCTACAATAGACCATACATTTTATAATTTAAACGGCGTCATTGTTACAGGAACTCACAGAGTGCATTATTTACCGAAAGGATGGATTTTAGCTCAAGACCATCCAGCCAGTATTATAATTGAAAATTATAAAAAAGAGTATATGTATTGTCTAGGAACAGATAAAAAGGTAATTTTAATTAATGATATTATTTTTGGAGATTGGGATGAATTAGACAATATTGATCTAATTGAAATATATGCAAACGCAAGACACATTCTTCCTTTTTATTTTATGCGTAAACACGTTCATGAATATTTAGATGGAGGGTTTGTACCCGGAACAAAAATAAAGTTGAAAAATGGTTATTTTATTGATATTGAAAATATAAAAGTGAATGATATATTAGAATATGGAGAGAAAGTCATGACTATTGTTAAATTAGATGGTAAAAGTTTATCAGGTGTTTATGAATATCATTTTGAAAATAAAATAATAACAGGCGGTCCAAATTTAGAAATTACAGATATTAATTTAGGAAGAATAGATACTACAAAAATTAATGGAATTAAAATAAAATCACCAGATTACATTTATAATTTAGTAACTGACATTGGAACTTTTTATGTTAATGACATATGTTTCTATGATTATAATTCAACTACCGATAAATATGTTAAAAAAAGAAATATTGAAAACTTTGAATAAAACAATATTTTTATCTATTGATTATGTATAAGATGAATATTGTATTATTCGGACAAACAATTCGCGTTGAAGTAATAATTGTTTCTATGATAGTAGGTGCTATTCTTGGCACCCATTTATTATGCTCTTGTTCTAAATTAAGTATGAAAGAAGGTTTCGCGTTATTAGGTGCTCCAACTTCTTATCATATGGGAGAAGGAGTACCTACTAGTTGGGAAAATAAATCTGAATTAAGTTACAATGGTCCCAATGATTGGTATAAAAGTTTAGAAGGAAATACTGCTCCTGAACCTAATAAATGGGTAGAGTCCGGTAAATTAGAATTTTTAGCTGAGAATAAATTTGATTCTAAATGCTGTCCGTCTTTTTATTCTGGAGATTCTGGATGTCCTTGTATTTCCCCGGAACAAATGAAGTATTTAAATTCAAGAGGAGGTAACAGAACATTCCCTACTGAATTTTAAAATTAGAATATACAATAACGACAATAAATAACTTATTTAATAAATTATTTATTTTTACAATAATAAATCGTAGGATTGAAACTGATAGTCAATATCACTATAATAATTACAAATCACGCGTAGACTCGCAATAATTACAGTATTTTATTTGTTTTGAAATATCAGGATTAATATCAATATCATCAAACGTCCAATCGTGGGCGCAATTTTCGTATAAATAATCTTTAATGTCGTTTGATATAAATGATAACTTGGATAAAAATAATTCGCTCGAAGATAATAAATCCTTATAATTATTCATAATAAATAATTCTTTTTCACTCATATTTGTTTGGTTTTGTTGAACGATATGTCCTTCTTTATCATCTATTAAATGTTTGATATCTTTCTGCGTTTGAATGTGCGTTTTAAGTAGATTATTGAAATGATAAAAAAAATATATATTATTCATATTAAATTATTATATTTAAATAACAAAGTATTTTTAAGTTAATATATTAATGATTTTTTCTATCACTTATGTTTATGTTTTATAGTTTATCACTTGAAGTCTTATTATATTTTTAGTTTATGTATACATGCCATACGGAACGACGCTTTCTTTTTTCTTTTTGATTAAATTTGTTACAATATCAACTGTTACATCAAGCGGGAATTTAACATCTAATGATAATTCTTCTTCAAATAATTTGGATCCAGGCTTCATGAGTCGATAAAGATTTAATTTTGTGTAGATAATTTCAAGACATCTCTTAAGATTACGAACACCATTTTCTTCTTGTGTATAATTATCAATTAGAGTATGAAGTGTTTCATCAGGAATGTTAATCTGTCCGGGTTCAAATTTAACTTGTTCCATAATCCTAGGCAATAAATAATCCTTTGCAATAGTTGTTTTTTCATTTTTATTATAACCCGATGTATGAATTCTATACATTCTGTCTTTCAAAATAGGATTTACCTTGCTTTCATCATTATAACTGAAAATAAATAGACATTTACTCAAATCAAAATCAATTTCCGAAAAATATTTATCATGAAATTTAGAATTTTGACTAGTGTCAGTGAGATGTGTCAAAATACCAATAATCTCTTCTCCTTTAGGTGTATCGCTTACCTTATCCAATTCATCAAAATAAATAATCGGATTCATTGATTTACACTGAATTAAAATATCAACGATTTTACCCCACGTACTACCTTCATATGTATAAGAATGACCTTCTAAGAAACTACTATCCGTTGCGCCTCCTAAAGCAATGAACGCGAATTCACGATTCAAAATTTTACTAATGCCATCTTTAATAAGAGTTGTTTTTCCTGTTCCCATTGGACCTTGAATGGCAATTGCTGTTCCAACCGCATCGGGATTTGCTATCCATTGACCGATCATTTGCATAATCTGCATTTTAGCATCATTCAATCCAAATACTTCTTTATCAAGACAATTCTTTGCTTCATCCATAAAATCATGACATTTTTCAACTCCATCGCTTAAAGTTACAGGTAAAGTATTGTAAACCCCAAACGGGATCTCCATAAATGTATCAATCCAATTTTTAATTTTATAATATTCTCCACTTCCAGGCTCCATATAACGAAGCTGATTTAATCTTCTCAAAGCACAAGATTTGAACCTAGTGGGAATATTCGTCTCTAGTAATGTCAAACGATACGGTTTTTCAACTCGTGTTAATTTATGAATTGATTCCATTTCCTTCAATATTAAACATTGCTCGTCGTAATTGAGTTTATTTTTGAAAAAGGCCGAGTCATTTGTAATGTAATTAATTTTAAGCATTTTTTTAAATTGCTTTACGTTTTTCATCTTCTTAATACTTGCTGCCTTTTCTTGTTTCTTTTTATTTTCTTCCTCTAGTTTTTTAGTCATACATGAAAGTTGTTTTACAATGGCATTATTTTTATTTCCTGATACAGATAGGCTTTCAGTCATTTCCTTGAATTTTTTAAGAATATCTTCATCTGACATTTTTTCTTTTGATGATTTCTTTTTAGAAATATCAATATTTTTTTCTTCTTCGTCTTCTTCTTCATCATCATCTTCCTCTTCTTCATCGTCATCTTCTCCGTCCTCATCTTCTTCTTCTTCGTCACAATCGCATTCTCCTTCACAATTACATTCTTCGCATTCATCGTCATCTTCTTCATCATAGTAATCACTATCATCCTCTTCATCACTGTCATCATCTTCATCTTCATATTTTCCACCCATCGTAAATATAATATTAATCTTTCCAGGATTGCTGTTTTTACTATAAACCTCGTCCTCCTCGTCATCATCTTCTTCGGATTCTTGCTTTATTTTTTTTCCATCCCTACGTTTGTAATTACCGCTGTAATGTTTGTCCATTGATTTAAGAATGTCAGCGACTTCATATGTATCATCGGACTCTGCTTTACGTTTTTTAGAAGAAGGAGTATTTTTAGTTTTTTCATTAATATATTTTGAAGGAAAGATATTTGAAAGCAATTTACGGAAATCCTTCATATCCATTTCTTCCTCTTCTTCATCATATGTTTCATCATCAATCCAACTGTCCCCATCATCAGACGAGGATGAAGCGCATTTTTTCGTTTCATATTTTTTACCATTGCGTAGTTTCATAGAATTAGATTTAGAAGATTTGGTCTTATCTGTCATATTAATTGTTAGTATGTTTTTATGTTTATATTAATTTACAATTTCAATTTTTTTTGTAATAACAATTATAATAAAAATTGAAATAAAAGAACATAAAAATATGTATCTTTATATAAGAAGAAATGAATACTGCTAAAAGTGGAATCTCAAAACAAAAAACTCCTTCTAAAATTATTGGAATTCAATTTAGTATTCTATCTCCCGATGAAATTAGAAAAAGTTCTGTGACTGAAATTACCAGCCGTGATACGTATATCAATAATAAACCAGTTATTGGGGGTTTATTTGATCCTCGTATGGGTGTGTTGGAACCTGGTTTAATTTGTCCGACTGATGGCATGGATTATATGCATACGCCTGGTTATTTCGGACATATTGAATTGGCAAAGCCAGTATTTTATCATCAATATCTTTCTACTACTATGAAAATTATTCGTTGTGTTTGTTATAAATGTAGTAAATTATTAGTAAGTAAAAATAAATATAAACAAGCTCTTAATATGTCTTCCGCCGAAAGGTGGAGTTTTGTTTTCGCGCATGCGAGTAAAATTAAACGTTGTGGAGAAGATACCGAAGATGGATGCGGTACAAAACAACCTACAAAAATTAAAAAAGAAGGTCTTGCCACCATTATTGCCGAATGGCAAAATATGGATGGTTTGGAATCGGATGATAATGATAAATTGACTGTTAAACTCACGCCTGAGTTGGTTTTGAAAATATTCAGGAGAATTTCAGACGAGGATGTATCATTTATGGGATTCAGTCCTACTTGGTCTCGTCCTGATTGGATGATTTGTCAAGTATTGGCGGTTCCTCCGCCGGCAGTCCGTCCGTCTGTGAAACACGATTCGCAACAGCGAAGCGAAGATGATATCAGTCACATTATTGTCAATATTATAAAACATAATAAAACCTTACAGGAACGCATTTCGCAAAATGCTCCGGCAAATCAAATTGATGATTGGACGACTATTTTACAATATTATATTGCTACGCTTGTTGATAATAATATTCCAGGTGTTGCAGCAGTGGCCCAGCGTTCTGGTCGTCCTCTTAAATCCATTAAGGAGCGTTTGAATGGAAAGACTGGTCGTGTGAGAGGAAACTTGATGGGAAAACGTGTAGATTTTTCAGCTCGTTCTGTTATTACACCTGACCCGAATTTGTCTATTCGCGAATTAGGCATTCCTATTAAAATTGCTAAAAATATTACTAGACCAGTTGTTGTAAATGACATGAATAAAAAATTTATTTTGAAACTAATTCAGAATGGTCCTGACGTTCATCCAGGAGCAAAAATTCTTGAGAAAAAGTCAGGAGAAAATATTTCATTGAGACATGTAGATAGAAAATCAATTGTTCTTGAAAATGGCGATACCGTTCATCGTCATCTCATGGATGGGGACGGAGTGTTGTTTAACAGACAGCCTACTCTACATCGTATGAGTATGATGTGTCATATTGCCAAAATCATGCCTGTCGGCGACACATTTAGAATGAATGTTGCAGACACAAAACCTTACAATGCTGATTTCGATGGGGATAAATAATTATCTTGTCCCCAACAGGTGAACGATTACTAAGTTGTAGACAATACTTAGTAATGAAAACGGTGTAATGTCTACCGATTTAACCAAAAAGTTGAATTGATATAATCATCTAGTCATTTTAACAAATCAATATAAATATATCCTTGCACCTACATATAATATGGAAGAACTTTTAGAGAAGTATGATGCCCACAAAGTAAATGGAGAAATATATAAAATTATAAATAAAATAAATAATAAATGCTATATTGGTCAAACAAGAAGTCATCGTTTAAATAGAGAAAAGTATAGACCGTTCGGACATTTAGGAAGGTTTAAAGATCACATTAGTGAATCAAAAAATTTATTCAAAAAAAAGAAATGTACTTATCTTAATAATGCTATAATAAAATACGGGGTTGATAATTTTGATTGCGAGTTAATCATAACATGCAATATTAATGAATTAGACTATTATGAAATAAAATACATAGCCGAATATAGTTCAAAATATCCAACTGGATATAATTTGACCGATGGTGGTCAAAAAAAAGGACATATAAAAGGAAAAAAAATAAAAATAGATGACACTAGAGATTTAGATAAAATTCATAAAATAATTAAGGAACCCCGTAGCGAATATACAAAATTATTAATATCCGAACGATTAAAAGAATTAAAGAATAAACCAGAAAATATTGAAAAAAATATATTAAACGCTCAAAAACAACATTATTTAAAAAAATTTGATGCGTTTAAAGATTGTAAAATAGATACAACTGACATTGACCAATATATTAAAGTTATTAAAAATCATAAAGAAAATAATGAATATATAAGAATAACTATAAATAAAAAACGTACTAACTTTGTGGGCAAATACGACACTATTGATGATATAAAAAAAAGAGCAAGGATATTTATATTAGATTTGTTAGAATGGCAAGACAACCTTGATGCGGGAACTCCCTTAGAGCCTTTACTACCACTCGATAGCAGAAATGTTAAAGAGGATCTCGGTTAATAGCCGAACCCGACGGTAATAATGTAAAGGATTGGGTAATCCGCAGTGTTACTTCCTAAATCCGCTATGATAGGATATGGAAGGCATTCAGAGACTGAACGGGTGTCGGTGAGTGATGATGGACTAACCATCCTGAACTTGCTTAAGATACAGTCCGTCCCTTTTGGAAACATTAGGGGGTTCATGGAGATGAATATGCATGTCCCACAAGATGATGAGAGCGAGGCGGAGTTGAAAAATTTGGCAGCAGTTCCATACCAGATTGTAAGTCCAGCAAATAATAAGCCAATTGTTGGCATTTTCCAAGATAACATGGTTGGTGCTTATCGGCTTACACGTGAAGGGATTAATTTTTCGGCGAGAACAGTTATGAATTTATTGGGAGGAATTCACAATTTTGATCTTGCTACAATAAATACTATTATTGATAATAAAAAAAATGTTACTAGCTTTGAGCTTTTGACACAGATTATGCCTCCGTTAACGTTATTTTATAAGACAAAACGCTTTGATGATAAAGAGGATATTAAAGATTCTAATAATGTTCTTGAGATTGATAACGGTCTATATGTAAGAGGTCAAATGGAAAAGGGTACACTCGGCGATACTACAAAAGGATTAATTCATCGCATTTATAATGATTACGGATATAGAGCAGTATCGGATTTTATTGATAATTTACAAAGCATTATTACCGAGTATATGAAAACGGCGTCTTATAGTGTTGGGATTAGTGATTTAATTGCTGATGCTAAAACGAATGAATCTATTACGACTGCAATTAATTCTAAAAAGACGGATGTAAAAAATCTAATAGACCAAATTCATTTGGGTATTTTTGAAAATAAAACCGGGAAAACTAACGAACAAGAGTTTGAGACACAGGTCAATAATATTTTGAATAAAGCAGCAAATGATGCTGGTAAAATTGGTCGCGAAAGTTTGAGTAAAGACAATCGTTTTGTAATCATGGTGAATGCTGGTTCAAAAGGAAGTGATTTGAATATTTCGCAAATGATTGCCACACTAGGGCAACAAAATGTAGATGGAAAACGAATTCCTTATGGGTTTGAAAACAGAACGTTGCCTCACTATTCTAAGTTTGATGATAGTCCTCGTCCGCGTGGATTTGTTGAGAATTCGTTTATTTCAGGACTGGCTCCAGATGAGTTATTCTTCCATGCTATGGGTGGTCGTGTTGGTCTTATTGATACAGCAGTTAAAACGAGTCAAACTGGATATATCCAACGTCGGTTGATTAAAGGTCTAGAAGATTTAAAGGTAGAATATGACATGACAGTGAGAAATGGAAAACGTCGCATCGTTCAGTTCTCTTATGGAGAAGATGGTATTGACCCGGTCAAGGTGGAAACTCAAGAAATACCGATCGTTTCAATGTCATACGAAGCAATTTATTCTCATTTTCAAATGCCGGTTCAAAGTGTTAAAGATATGATTTATCTAACTGGATTTACTCCGGATACACTTAGACGTATTAAAAATCAGGAGAAATTATTGAAAACGAGAACATCGGATTTAATTGAGTATATGTTGTTTCAACAAAAAGAAATTGTAAAAAATGTATTCAAATATAGAGATGATTCCCGGGTTAATCTTCCGGTTGCATTTAAATATATTATTAATAATATTAGAGGTCAACAACATATTAGTTCCGGCTCAATGTCAGATATTACACCTCTAGAGGCATTTGAATTAATTGACGCGATGTTTAATAAATTAATGCTTAATTATTATGTTCCTCCTACAGAATTATTCAAGGTATTGTATTATTATTATTTGTCTCCTCGCGATTTATTAATTGTTAAAAAATTCAACCGAAATGGATTGGTTATTCTTCTTAATCAAATTGTTCTTTACTATAATAAATCAATTGTAGCTCCTGGAGAAATGGTTGGAATGATTGCGGCGCAATCTATTGGTGAACCCACTACACAGATGACCCTTAATACATTCCACTATGCTGGTGTAGCGAGTAAATCAAATGTCACTCGTGGTGTTCCTCGCATTGAAGAAATATTGTCATTGTCGGCAAACCCTAAAAATCCGTCTTGTACGGTGTTTCTTAAAAAAGACGAGGAACGTAATCAGAAAAATGCGATGGAAAACATGACGCGTCTAGCGCATACTACATTGAGGGACATTGTTGATAGCGTTCAAATTTGTTTTGACCCCGATGATAGTAATACTCGTATCGAGGAAGATAAAGTAATTATGGAACAATATAATTCATTTGAGAGAATGGTATCTGAATGTGCTGGTACATTTGAAACTGGAAATAGTGTTAAGAATTCTAAATGGATTATCCGTTTGGAAGTTAGTTCAGATGAATTGTTGGATAAAAATATTACGATGGATGACGTCCATTTTGCTGTTAAAAATAGTTTGAAAGATGACATTGATTGTGCGTTTTCAGATTACAACTCGGATAAACTAATTTTCAGAATCAGAATTAATAATTTATTGAGTAAAAAGAAACAGTTGACAAAGTCTAATCCGTTGGACCAATCGGATGAGATTTATCTTCTACAAAATTTCCAAGATCACATTCTAGATAATATTGTATTGCGAGGCATTAAACATATCACACAGGTTATTCCTAGAAAGGTAGAAAACAATGTAGACTTTGATGAGAATTCTTTTGTAAAACACGAGACATGGGTATTGGATACAGTTGGAACAAATTTGCTTGATATTTTGGCACTAGATTATATTGACCCTTATAGAACTGTAACAAATGACATTCAGGAAATCCATAAGGTTTTGGGCGTTGAAGCAGCCCGTCAGTCTATATTCAATGAATTGTCTGAAACAATTGAATCTGAAGGAACTTATATCAATTATCATCATTTGAGTGTATTGTGTGATAGAATGACGACGAATGATGGGATGACTTCTATTTTTAGACATGGAATTAATAATGATAATATTGGTGTTATCGCCAAGGCTTCATTTGAAGAAACGCCTGAAATGTTCTTGAGAGCGGCTAAACATGCTGAATTAGAAACGATGAGAGGAATTTCTGCAAATGTAATGTGCGGCCAAGAGGGTTATTTTGGAACAGGAATGTTTCAAGTGATACTTGATATGGATAAAGTTAGTAAATTATCTGAAACCAAGGATATGTCATTTGCCGAAGATAAAGATGATGAGATTGATAGGAATTTCAAGATTGAAGATCCTACGGATGCCTGTTCTCTTTCGCGAATTGCCATTGAAAATAATGTAGAAAATATTAAAGACGTTGATTTGGGACAAGACGATGATTACAATCCTGGATTTTAAATTAAATATGTTGTTGTTGTAGTTGGTTGAAAAGGCATTATATAAAATTTAAATTTAAATTTATTACAAACTTTAAAAATAAATTATTTTTTAATTTATTTTTACTAATATTTTACAATATTTATTTTACCTAATATTTACATCGTCTTAATATTTTTATTCAACGAGAATAAGTTTCACCTTTTTCTTAATTTTTTTAACCTTTGGCTTTTCTTTCAATGGTTCATTTAATTCTTCTAATATTAATTTCAATTTAGCTTTTCCTTTTTTAGGTTTTCTCACCTTTTTCTCAGTGAATTTTTCTATAAAATTATTTAATGTCAATTCATTTTCTTTACTTCGTATGATTGCTTGTGTATCCATATTGAAATTTATTAATGGCATTTTTGCGATTGTATTTACAAATAATCTATATTTTGGAACTTTTAAATTACTAATTCCGGGTGATTTGATAAAGTAATATTTATCACTGCCATCCGAGTTTGCTACAAATATGTAGTCATTATTTTCCATTAATGAGGTCGCGGATAAAAAGATTAATGGAATATTATATTTTTTTGCTAATATCCATATATCTAAATTAGTAGCATAATAATTTTCACTCATAATCATATCTTGTATTGTTATTTGTCCTACAATTACTTGACTGGCAAATTGTTTTCCTTGTTTAATTAATATATCTACAATTTCAAATAAATAATCTTTATATTTTTCATATTCTTCTATTAAATCTTCTTTTAATTTTAATTTATTTACTAATTTCTCTCTATCATAATCATTTATAATTGTTTCAATTACACCAAAAGAACACAATTCAGGAGTTGTTCCAAAAATTAATTCAACTGTTCCATTCGGGAAAAAATTCTTTAATTTTCCTCCAACCTTTTCTGCACGTTCAACCGTACAAGCAACATCATCATATTTATTGGCTTGTTCCGGTTTTAATAATCTATCAATTACATTTGAATAGGAGACTGAAAGATTTGGAATTGCATTATCATATGAATTATGTTTACTATATTTATTTTCTACTTCATAATCAAATTCATCAAAATATTCCTGTGTTAAAAGAGATTGCAATAATATAATTTCATCGTCATTTATTCTATAATTTACATTTCTATAAACTGGTGCAGAATTATGAAGCATAAATAAATTTATTCTGTTATATCTTACTAATTCATCTGCTATTTTACCATAATATGTTTCTTGATTATCTAGACCATTTATTAAATTAGTTTTTGATATTTTAATTTTACATAATTTATTTTCTACTTTACAATATACATTGGTATCGCAATTTTCAGAAAATATGCATGTAGATATTTCATTGATCTCATTCAATTCTTCATCTGAATAATTTACAAATTCAATGTATTTGTCGGAAATAGTTTTAACCTTTTCAATAATTTTTTTAAGTTTATTTGTGTAAAGTAATGTTGGACTTTTTATAATTTTTTCTATATCATTTTTATTTGCCTTATTTTTAAATTGACTTAATAAAATGCGAATTGTATTTCTAAAAGCATTATAAAACTCAGTTTCTATTTTTATATATTTAATATATTTGATACGTTCCTCATCCTTTTTATCAGTAGTCATTATAATCTTATCTGTTACATTAAAGTCGCTGCTTTCTGTAGTAGGCATTTCTAACGCCATTGTATTTTGTTCTGGGTGTGAAATTGATATAAATTGATTTGTTTCTGTTATAATACCGATTATTAATCCGTCTTCTAATACTTTTATTTTAGGTAAACATGGTATTTTCTTGGATGATTTCCTTGAGAGCTCTAATAAATAATCCATTGTTGTTTGAAAGTTATTCCATAACTCCGGTTCGTCCATAGATTTGATGAGAATGCCTTGGGCGGATGCTGATGGATAACAAGGAATAAATCCATTAATATTCTTATCATTTTTAGATACTACGCCAATAATTTTTCCATTATAATTTATTACTTGATATAAAACAGTGTAATTTATATTTCCCAATTGTTTCAATAATTCATTTAATATTATGTTTGTTTTGAATTTATATACAGTTGGCATACTGCTAAAAGGATGACATTTTTCATTAATAGACGATTTTATAATATCTAAGGTATTTCTTAAATTAGGAAGTAAATTTTTGCTCTTAAGATTAAAAATGCGTTTAATTTCCCATTCTCTTACTTTATCTTCAAGTGTGTAAATCGGTTCATAAAAATTTCCTATTTTCAATAAAAGTAATGAATATTTATTACTATTAAAAAATTCACCTGAATAATGATTTGAAGGACATAATACTCTTATATTATCAGTTATATCATTTCTCTCAAGCTCCATAATGATCAAGTTTAATCCTTTAGTAAATAATTTTGGGTTCGGCATACTAATGATATCCCATAAATATTTATGATCTATAATTGTTTCGTCATCTTTGATATATTCAATAAATGTTTCATATGCGCTTACTGCTCTTGTCATAAAATTTAAATCTTTTCTATCTCTCATATCAAGCGCCTTGTAAATTTCCGTTTTTTTATAATTTTCAATAATAACATCTATATTATTATTTTCAAAAGCATTGATGAGGTTTCCATTTTGAAGAGATATAAATAAATCTAAATCAACTGCTTCAATTATTTTTTGCTTCATTCGTTTAATAGTTAAAGAGTTAGTTGTTTGTTTTTCTTCTAAAAATACATTTGCCATACACGCAACAAACGACTGATTTTTATTTATTTCTACTCCGTATCTCAATAAACAAGGGGTATTCTGTTTCAGATTTGTATTTGTATTGCTTATATAACATTTTTTATTATCAGCTCTTAAAAACTTTTGGACTGCTATAGGTAAATATCCCCATCTACCAAGTTCTAATGGGAATTTTTCGGGTCCTTTAATATATTCTTCGGTTTCCATAGCTTTTTGTTCTGGTTCTTCTTTTTTTTCTTCTTCAGGAATCTCTCTCAAACATTGGTCTCTACGTTTTGTTTGTTCGGGTGTATTCCATGATTTAAAACAACACGGAACACATAGACCTTGTGGATGCACTTTATCTTTTAAAAATCCAGGATGTAAATTAATATAATTATTGTTTTTATCCATATGGTATTTATCATCTGTGAATTCATATATATTTGAACCTGGTGAAACTTTATTAGATTTAAATGGAATAACTTTACCATATTTTCCGGATTTAACCTCTTTATCAGTCAAACTTACATTGCGTTTTAAATCCCAGTATCTAGGGCATATATACCAATTTTTATTATTTGGGTCCGTTCCATATTTAACTGCTTCAGTATAAGAGCCTGGATGTTGTGCATCTATTTTTTCTTTTTCTGCGTCGGTTAGTATAACAGGCTGTCTTCTATTATTATAAGGACATGCCCTTGAATAAGCCTTGAACTCTTTATCTACATTGGTTAAAAATAATGTTGGTTCTTTGCTTTCTAATTTTCTGAAGAATGGGTTTGGTTTATTCAACGTCATTCCAGTAATATCAGAAACATCTTCTATTGGTGTAACAACTACTTCTTTTTCTTTTTTGCCGAAATCAATATTTGTTTGTTGTATTCTTCCTTTTGGAATTTCAGGTTGTTCTTTTTCATCATCTGACGACCCCGAATCATCAGAGGTGTTTGACTTAGATGGGCTTCCTCCTTCCATTATTTCTTCTTCCTCTTCCTCCTCTTCTTCAAATAATAAATCTAATATATTTGCTTTAGGTTTAACAACAACTTCTTTTTCTTCTGTTTGTAGTTCTTCAAATACTAATGCTTCCGCTTGAAAATCAATTTGTTGATTATCTTTATATGGTAGCTCCGGTGCCGCAATAATATCTTGGATTTTTTTCTCTTCAGTTGCTGTTTTACTTTTACAAGTTTGTTTGATTGTTTCTTCTGAAATATTTGTTGAGTTTGGATTTTGGGTTAAACGTATTAGAGTATCAATGTAAACATGTATAGGATATAAATATTGTAAATTATCAATTTTTGAAACGTTTATAATAATATTATTTGTGAATTTCTCTAGAGAGATAGTAGTTAAAAATCCAGGATTATTTTTTACTTTAATTTTTTTATTTTGATATTGATTTTGTATAAGTTCTATTTCACCGGCAGTAGCTGCGAATTTGATGCTTGCTTCTTCATCTGTCAAATTAAAATTTTCTTTTAATGCTTCTATAATTTCACTTGTTCTTGTATATCCTTTATTGATTAATTCAATTATAAACGCGTATTGACTATCTACTTCATTATAATAAGCAACCTTTTTATATCTCATGGTAATTCCCTTTTCCAAATTGCCTTCATATACCGCGAAAATACTTGAAATACAATTGATATATTTTTTCAAGTTTATTTTATTTTTAATAGGTATATTCATTTGATAATCAACATTAATTATCTCAATATTGTTATCATTAAAATCATCAAATAATTTTAATGCTGAATCACCTTGTTCTAATACTTTTTTAATAAATAATATGATTGGGTTAATTGTATCTTTTATCTGTTCTATAATTGTATTTACAGATAGTAAATTCTTGAATGTTGTTTTGACATTTATATCTCCATTTATTTCAATTTCACATTCAATATTAATAATTTCTTCATTATATAATTTTTGTATGAAGAGAGAAATTCCTCTCTTTTTTCCAAATAATTTTGTTAGTTTGAATATGATTCCTTTATTTAAAAAAGGCATTTTTTTACCTGTAGTAGATGTTTTATCAGAATACAATCTATAAATTTTCTCTTGGCGAATAGACGGATTATATTTAATTAATGGTACCGTTTTAGTAGCATGTATTTGTTTGAATATACTATCAATTGGTAAATTAACAGAGTCTAATGGATGAATTACAAATTCAATATTTTTAATACCGGATGATACTATATTTAATTCATCTTTTCTCTCATAATAAATATCATAAAAGAGATCTATATTTTTATTTCTTTTAATAAAGTTTTTATCTATTAATTTTTTTGTCTTACTTAATAACGTTTCTTTTTCTTCTTCTAATAAACGCAATGATGTAATAGAAAGATTGAATAAAAAAGGATAATATATTTTTATAGTTGTTTCATCAGATAAACCTTTTGATTTTGTATTTGTTAATACATCATCGACTAAGCATAAATAAATCATATTCAGATTAATTTCATTATAATTTAAAAGTAAACTTTCATTTGAAGTAGATATAAGTTTATCAGCTGAATTTTCTAATATAGCGTCATATTTTTCAACATCAAACGGGTTGACTGTATATGGATAAGTTGAAAATTTTCCAACCAACTTTTGTCCTATAGGATTATTAACTAAAAAAAAATCTTTATCTATATTCAATGAGAGAATATCATCATAAGTATATACATCTTTATTTGGTATAGATGATATATCAATCCCATCTATATTTAATAAGTATTCTATCAATCTATCCTTAGTAAGCTCTAATGTATCATTTTGTGTTAATTGTTTGTATACTGTTATTAAATTAAATGTTTCTTTACTTTTATAAAATAAATAAATTTCTTCAAAGCTGATTTTTGTATCAAACTCCATTATAATTTTTTTTTTAATTGTTTGAATTGTATCATCTATATGAATTTTTTCATTACAAAATTTAACAGGTACATTATCTTTTTCAATGATATCTAATTCTTCTTGAGAGAAAATAGTTTTAAATATTTTATTTTTATTATCAGTTTTAAATAATTCTGTTAAATTAACATCATCTTTAATTTCATTTCCAACAAATGCATATATTTTATTTATTTCATTATTTTTAGAATAGCTTATTTTAAATGTTGTTGGTATTGTAGATATTATTGTTGTCATTATATAAAATAAATGTATATTATTTTATATATATATAGACCTTTTTACATTTTGAATGCACATTTATTTCTAAATAAAATAAGTTAAATATTATTGTTTATGTAGTTTGATATTTTTATTGCTTTTTCTATTATGCTTTCCTTTTCTTTTTGTTCGTCTTCCAGATTTTTGGTATCGTTTGGTTTTCATTTTACGTTTTTTTCTTGTTATTTTGCCTCCATTCTTGCGACCACCTCCGCGAACTGGAGGCGGGGGAGAAAAATATATTAGTGAATTGTTGTTAGATTGGGTTTCACCTTCACTGATATAACCACCGCTAGCGTTTGGATTTATCATACTTAGATTGGCGGGATTCATCAATAATTTGATTACACGAATGCCAGAAGGTCTATCTCCCATTAATCCATATGTAAATTTGTTTGCTATAAAGTCATCGGGGTTCTTTTGACGATTGCTATATTCATATCCACCATTAGCTAAAGTGCTATTTATTTCTTGAAATATATCTCCTATTGATTTTTGAGAACCTAATTTTAAAATATCACTGAAAATTTTAGTATTGTATAACATTTCCCACAATTTTGACGGTTCTGTTACTGATGATTTTTTCCAAATTTCAATAATTTCTTCAATTAAATTTTTAAAAACATAATTTGCCTTTAAAAGAACCGGTTTTGTAAGACAAATATTAATATCGTTATATATATTTAATCCATTATAATTATACCCGTATCTTACATTTACATTATTATTATTAGGTTTGATATTTGTTTGTCCTAAATAATAATTAGGGTTATCGACCGGATATGATATATAATAATTCATATTTTTATATTCCGGGTTCATTAGAGGCACACAACTACCAAAAGTATTCATCGCATCACAAACAGAACTAGTTGGACATACAATGCTCTTTAATATTGTTGCTTTTAATATTTTACTGATTTTAGTTTTAGCAGGAATAGCATTATTAATTATACGACATTTAGTCTTATTGCACGAGTTTACCCTTCTCTCTAATTCATTAAACGCATCTAAACCTTTTATTATAGGAAAGCCTGAAACGCTGTTGTCAAGAAAATGTTTTAATAATTGTTCATCAATCACTGTATATTTAGTATCATTCGCTACGTTTGCCAATAGTTCAATTTGTTTATTTAAATCGTTGTTTCCGTTTCCGAATAATTGAACGGGTGTGATTCTTCCACTGTCGTCGTGTGTCCCCAATCCAGTTAATTCCAATACTTTGAAAGCAAGCATTTTTGATATCTTTTGAACATTGTCTCTTGCTTCACCCGAAATAGAAGAAGAAGATCTACCTTCTGAACTTGAAGGGCTTATTCTTGCAGCACTCCTATTCATAATGCCTTCTAAATGTTTAATTGTTTTATGAATTATCAAATCTATTATTGTGTCAAAAAATTCATTTTTGTAATCATTCGCCATGCGTGGCGCTGCACGCGACGACGCATCACGATACTGAATAAATTGATCATAACTCTTCTTTATCGTTTTATCTTTAACATTAAATGTTTGTTCTCCTGCAATCTGTTTTATAATGTCCTTATCTAAACTATCTAAACTATAATGATGATATAATTCGGTAGCCTTATCATCTGTACGAAAGTTAGTATTTGTATTATTATCATATAAATCTTTAAAGTTATAAGTATTATTAGTATCTAAAATACCATCATAGAACCGATCATAAAGATCTTTTGAATTTTTATATTTTTCTTTATTCAAAGCTGTTCCACCAGCACCTCCTCGTTGACCACCCCTCGTTTTACGAAAACTTCCTCCTGCTCTTACTGCTATTGGCATTGACCCCTCATAAAATCTATTTAACGAATATTCATTGCTTGGCATACTTGAGTTATTTGAGTTTAATGTTTCCTTAACTTGCTTAATTGTTTCTTTTAAATGTTCAGAAGTTATCGGAGTTTTATAAGGAGTATTTTTGGGTGTCATTATGCCACTCATTTTGCCATCCTTTCCGTCAGCAGTGAGCAGTGTGCGGTCCTGAATAATCGGAGTGGTCATATCTTGAGAAGACGACAATAATGCAGTTAAAGTTAATTCTGCTTGTTTCTCAATATCTATATCATTACATTGACCTACAATAAATATACATGTATTGTCTTCTATTAAACTATTACTCAATATTTCTAATGGTGATATATTTGGAATTGATAGATAAATAAATGAATACTTTATATATTGAAAAACATTAATAAGAGACATTAGATTTTCATCCTCGCTATTTTCAGCTGTTATCTCTCTTATTATATCATTGATTGAATCTATTATATCAGATTTTTGAATAATGTCAATTCCTCTACTACCGCCAGTTTGTTTCCTTATTTTACGTTTTCCTCCTCCGAATGTACGTTGTGGTTGTAATTTACTTATGATTAAAAATATACCTTCTTGAACAAAGTCTTTGACACGTTGTAAGAAATATAATTTTTTGGTCATACCTCTTGTTATTCTAGCACCTGCACGTAAAGTGGCAGTTAAAGATTGATTAACACGATTAAAAATACCAATATTATTTTGAACTACCGTGTAAACTTGTTGAGTTTTAGGTCCCGATGATGTTCTTTCTATTGGCATGCTTATTTCTTCATCACTACAAACTGTCTCTATTTGTGATTGAAACATTTCATATGTTGAACTTTCTGTACTAGTAGGTTCTGTAGTAGTATTATCAATTACGTACGCAATATCATTGTTTTCTTCCTTTATTGCCGCGTTTAGTGCTGCTCGTGCTTCTGCTCGTGCTTCTGCTCGTGCTGTTCGTGCTGCTGTTCGTGCTGCTATTTCTTGTTCACTTGCTCGTTCTTGTGCTTGTTTTAATTGCTGCGACTGATTTGATTTATTCTCGGGTCTTACCCTCTTGGCCGATGCTCGTGCTGCGGATTGTGCTAATTGTTCTTCTGCTGCTACTTCTTGTGCTTCTGCTAGTTCTCGTGCTTCTTCTGCTGCTTCTGCTAATTGGTTCATAATGGAAGTGCTAGCAGTATAATCCGAAGTAGAAACCACACTTATAGAGGTTCCTAAAAGCATAATGTCATCTAAAATTTTATTCATTCGTTTATAGTTATTAAAATCGTGTATAAAATCGTGTGCGACAGCATTCAATATATAAAACGCAAAATTGACTTCATTATCAAAATTGTATTCAACAGCAGGATCAGTAGCCATTATATAAAATAAATGTATATTATTTTATATAATTTAAATCATTTTACTTTTATTATTTTTAAAAATCATAATAAGGATTATCTGTAATAGTCATTCCACAATATTTCTGTGGTTTTTTTTTATAATCAACCGGTGTATAAATATTCATTTTACTAGCTTCTTCAAGTAAGAATTTGAAATTCGTCCAAAATTCATTTGTATGTCCTACACTTTGTGTTGATATATGAGATATTTCATGTATTCCTACAAAAACCAATGTATTTTCATCTATTAATTTACCTCCCTTTTTTTCAGTATCTAAACAAAACGCTAATTTCTCTCCTTTATTTTCACTAAAAGCAGTAAATTCGCTTGTAGGCAATGTTTCGGATATTTTTTTGGGATTGAATCCTTCCACTAATCGTTTAACATTTGTTCTATCAGGATATTCCTTTCCTACATTTGCTACTAATTTCTTTAATTTATCTGTTACAGTTGCTAATTTATCTGCTGCCATAACTAATTTATTGCGTTCTCTTACACAATATTTGTTACCGTCTACGGTTGATATTATACACTTTAAATTAAATGATTCTGATCCTAAATATATTTTAATACTTATAAAAATAACAAATAATAACAATAAATATCCAATTAAATTTATTTTCATTTATATAATTTTTAAATATTAATAATTTTTTTATTAATATTTTCATGTGATAATAAGATTATATTTTTGAATATACAAAAAGACAATTATATTTATTGAGTACCGATACCTAACTCTAAAGGAGTTCTCATCAAATCGGGTTCAATTGTAGTATTTAACCAAGGACTTACTTGGACTTGAGGATTAGGTGGCTCAGAACGGACCTGTAAGTTGGCATTTCTCAATGAGCTTCCTACAGTGTTGATACCATATAAATAACCAGCCTGTAATAAATTGACATTATTAAGTTCTCCGTTTCCACGAGGATTTAATTGAGCCCATTGACTGTTTTCATCCTTAGGTAATAATTCATCGGGGTTTACAACAGGCTGACGAGAGCAGCTAGGAGGTAATCCATAACCAGTCGCGTTTGATTCGCCACTAACTGAAGCAAAAACTTCATTTTGTCCGGCGGGATTAGCAGGTGCTACGGGTCCAGATGCAGGACCGGATATATCAGTTACATATTGTTGTTGACCGGCAGCAGCTCTTTGAGGAGTTGTATCAGCACCTACGTCTAAACCATAATTTCTCATAGAGTTGACAACCCCTCCTTTTCTATTTGAGTATTGCATAAAAACTGCTGCTAATACAATAAGTCCTAATAAAGCTAAAACATGATGCGATTTTACTGATTTTTGTAAATCTTTTAATAAACTCATTATATAAAATAAATGATAAAATATTTTTGATTTATTTATTAATTAATTAATTATGCTAAATGGATTTTATCAATTTGATTCTGAATATATTTCGTCGTCGTCGCTTTCATCTAAATCATCAAGCATAAATTTTATTTTTATATTTTTAGCTTCTAAATAAGCTTCTGTTGCCGTCCTTTTTGCTCTTTTTGCTTTCTCTCTTGCTGCTTTATATATTTCATAATAAACTTCATTGGGTTTTCTTAATTTGACAAAATCATTGACATTTTCCATGTTTAAATTTACAAGTTCTAAATGTCCGTCCTTTTTAATTTCATCTAAAGAATTGTCTTTTACGATTTCTTTCAACCCTGATTTTATGTCTAAAGATGTTTCAGGGTTATTCGTTGTTATAGTTTTTGTTTCATTATTATATATATATTTTGGAGGCGACGGAACAAATTCACTTATTTCTAAATGTTCGACTTCTACCATATGTTCGGAAAGATTGTTATATTCTTTATTTTCATATTTTCCTACACTACTTTTATTATCATCATTCACTTCTTCTTCTTCCTCTTCTTCTTCTTCTTCTTCCTCTTCCTCTTCATCCTCTTCCTCTTCATCATCTTCCTCTTCGTCTTCGCTAATATTCAATTGTTCTATTATATTCGGTTTATCTACATTAGTTGGAAATGAAATGCTTACTACTTCTTTATTGCTAAATAAAGTGTTCCCACTAATATCATTTGTTTCATTTACTTTATCTTTGCTAAATGATAAAGAGCGGGATGATAAATTATTTTGTATAATTTGATTAGAAGAAGAGGTTGGTTTAATTAAACATTGTTTAAAGACTTCTTGCTCTTTCATAACCATAATTTGTGCTAAATTTAATTCTAATTGAAAACTTTTACTGGTAAATTTTATACCGTCTATTTTAACCAAAGGAATTATTTCTTTAGTTACATCTACATCATTTAAATGTAATGGATTTTCGTTCTCATCATATACAAAGCAGTTTGATGCGATTTTAATGGTTTGTGGTTTCGGAATATAACAACGAATCAAAAATTGTTTACCTGATTTATACATTTTAGCAACATTTGTAAAGGCACTTTCAATGTCAGACAAATCAATATCCCCGCTAAACCATAAATTATTTTTTTCAAATAACAATTTTTGACATGAACTCTCTAAATTTTCAAGCCACTCATTTAATTCATTATTATAAGCGGTTTCATAAAGTAAATCAGTGTATATGATTTTTTCAGATTGAGTAATACCTTGCTTTGTTTTACATTTAGGGAATTGTATATATATGTTTTGATTGTCTAATTGCAGTTTAGTAAAATAGGATCCTCCTTTTGTAGTTTGCGGATGTCCTAAAGATAATCTATTAAAATCAAAATTAGAGTTTGGTTCAAATATTTTATCCATTAAATCTTTGTTAGAAAAATATGAAAAAAATAACACGCAATACTGAATATTGTTTATTTTATTTTCAATTAGATAAATAATATGGTAAAGGATAAAGATATTTTTATTCAAAAATGTTTAGAAATATTAAGAAAACCTGAAGTCAAAAAAGAAATTAAAGGATTTATGAAACCTATAATTGATTTAGTTTTACAAGAAATATATCCGTATATTTATTTATCCGTTTTATTTGTAATAATAAGTTTTTTATTAACTTTAGGAATTTTCGTTTTAATGTTGCGTAATAGTCAACATATATCAAATAAAATAATTTCTTAATTAATTATATAGAATGGTACATACACGCAAACAACGTTCACGAAGACATCATAGACAACGAGGAGGAGAAGGAGAAGAGCTTCCTTCATTTCTTGCCAATGGAGCAAGTGATAATGGTCCCGTTTCACCACCTATGTCTCCTTTAACAGGAGGTCGTCGTTCAAGAGGAGGTCGTCGTTCAAGAGGAAGTCGTCGTTCAAGAGGAGGTCGTAGACATCATAAACAAAGAGGAGGAGAAGGTGAAGAGCCTACGATGGATACCTCGGTCATGGATGATAATGATGAAAGTCAATCGGTTCCTTTAACTGGAGGTCGTAGATCAAGAGGAAGCCGTCGTTCAGGTGGTAAAAAACGAGGTCATTCGGGTGGATTTTTAACTGCTGTAGGAAGCGTTCTTAAGGACGCAATTGTTCCTTTCATGTTATTATATGGTGTAAATAAAACAAGAAAAAATAGATCTAAAAAAGGAGGAGATGATATTGCTTAAATTATAGACTTTAACTAAATATTTTAATATTATAATGAAAATATTTAGAACATTTATACTATATAGTTTATTATAGATATCATGGGTTTTGAGGAAAATATTAAAAAATGGGTTGTATTAGATACACAAATAAAACAATTAAATGATAAATCAAAGGAATTAAAAGATGAAAAAAATTCAATTGAAACTAATATTTTAGATTATGTAGAAACAAATCATTTAAATAATGCTACTGCAAAAATTACAGGAGGAAGTCTTAAATTTGTAGAAATAAAACAAACATCACCAATTACTCTTAAATTCTTACAACAAACCTTATCAGAATGTATTAAAAATCCTAGTCAAGTCGAACAAATAATGAATTATATTAAAGATAAGAGAGAAATTAAATATAGTAAAGATATTAAAAGATATTATGAAAAAGAATAATTTAGAAATTGTATGAATATACATTATAGATATGTCAAATAACAATGAAACTATTTTCAATCAAAATGATTTTGTTTATTTAAAAAATGGAGATAATATTGAAAGCGCTGGTTATAAAATAAACAGTGTATTGTTGTCACAAGGAATGTCTCCGATGAAAACAACTAATGTTGGCAATGAATTAGCACATTCTTCTTCGCAAACAGGTGGAAATGTTAGTAGTTTATTAAATGATTTTGCTGTTCCTGCTGGATTATTACTATTACAACAAAAATCATTAAAACATTATAAAGAAGATAATAATGATGAAGTAATAAAAGACGATTTATTTGATAAATTAATTAAACTTGCTACACCTATTAAAAATAAAAAATTCACTAAAAGAAGGAAAAATAAATCTTCAAAATCATTAAGAAAAACAAAACGTGTTAAATAATAGCCGTTATACGACCCCAATCTGTAAATTAAATTAATCATAAATAAATATACTATTTATGATTATGATTATGATACTATTTCATAATATTTATATAACACTCCAGCGATTATTATTAAATGGTGAAACGGCAATTTCAGGTATTTTCTGTCTCCATTTATCAACACTTCTATCAAAGTTAATTTCTTCTTGAGTTTTTGGATAAATGGTTGTATTTTCCATTAAATCGTAATCCAGGTTACTTATTTTAGGTTTATATCCATAACAATTGACTCCAAATCTAACATTGGGGTTTGCAATATATCCTCCGTTTATTCCAGGTCTTCCACAATCGTGTTCATGTCCTTTAATTTTTTGGAGATTATTCCATTTATTAGTTTGTGTAGGAAAATAAGCCATCTGTCCTTCGGACCATCCATAACTACACCAATCGGAGCCTTGTTCGTATGAATCCTCCATATTTTTATAGGTTGCTAATTCTGCTCCATACGCTTTGCATATTGCTTTACTGTCTTCATATGTATATTTATTTCCTGGAACATGGAATGTCTGTTTGACATATTTTAATTCTGGTAATTTTTCTTCACCTGTTTGAACCTGAAAACTAATTTCCGGCGTTGCACTAAATAAGTTTTTTACACTTGCGACAACATTAATGTCAAAAAAATAATAGATGCCATTTAATAAAAGCAACAATACAAATACAGACCATAACATTATTTCTAAAAACATAACGCTTTTACCGGCTTCTTGGATGCCTTCGGTATTTCCTGTCGCAACTCCTAAAGAAGCAAATAAAAGATAATATAAAAGTATAACAATAGAAATAACAACTAATACAACTGGATTTACAGAAAAATCATTAAGATTATTATATGTATCTGTTGGAATACCTGTAAACGAATTAAGTTTTAACTCCATTTATATAATACTTATCTATTTTTTTTGCGATAGAAGAAACAATACGATTTATTTGAAATTAAATCATTTTCATTAATTTCTGTTACATTGGTGTCATTAAAATTATACCATTTACCATTTTTAACTTTAACATAAGCAGTATAATGTCCTCCTAATGTTCCTCCTGAATGATTGCATATTCCATACAAGTCATAAATATATGAATGTTGATTGTACCCATTTATGTATTTTGAAAAGCTAACATTTTCTAAAGGAATGTCAATATGATTATTCAACTTTTTTCCATTAAAATTATATCTCTTGATATCAATAATCAATATTTGAGGCAAACTCCAAAATAATGTTCCCCTATCAACATTTTCTTTTTCATTTGTTGCTTCATTCATATAAGCATTATCATTTTCTAACCTTTCAACTTTACAATATTCATCTAAACAATCAAATAAAGTAAAATTATTATTATTGTTGTTATTGCTGAATGGGATCGGTAAACTTAATACACAAAATGGTTCAGGTTTACATGATAAAATTGCATCTGTTTTTATAGATCTTATTTGAGTAACACTTATACCAAAAAAAATATCAATCATTTCTGAATATTCATTTTTATACATATCTTTTAACATTGAATAGCATTTAATCGCCAATATATCCGTATAATTTTTTGATAGCCCGGTTATTTCTACATTCACTTCACGACGCATAGCATTGTGAAAACAGTCAATAATAAATAATAAAAATTCGGATACATCATTTTGTTGAAATCCAGAAAATAATTCTCTTCCTTTTATTTCTGATATTTTTTGAATAGCATTCAGAAAACTATTAGGAGCAATAATACAGTTCTCACTCCACATCATATCTCTTAATTTATTCCATTCTATTAATAAAATAGAATCCGGGATTCTATTCATTTTATTCGTGTAATTTGTTTTAAGAAATTCATTCAATGGATATGTATGACTTAATACTTGCATACATGAATTTAAATAACATGTATTACCAAGATTAGCTAATCCGGTTAATCCATCGCGTTCATTAATAATAATTGGATTAATACTATTATCATTATTTACTGGATTATCATTGTTGGTTGACGCATGATGTTCCATTCCTTTTGTAATTATATATTTTTGTATTTATATATTTTTGTATTTATATTTATACAAATTTATACAAATAACTGTATTATTTTTAAAATAAAATTGATATAAAATATAATTTAATGTTAAATATAACATTATATTATATGACTAATAACAAGCCTAAGAACTCTATTAAAAAACTTGTAATGGAAGAAGAAGATACTATTAATAAAAATAGTTGTAATCATTTTTCAGAGCTATCAATTAAACTTACAAAAAATATAAATAATGATGTAATTAAATCAGGAGGCATCTATTTTACTCCTCCTAGCATTATACAAAAAAATATTGACAGAATCATAAAAAAAATAAAGAATATTGATATACAACATGTTTTAGAACCATCATGTGGTTCATGCGAATATGTAAATGCCATTGATAAAAAATATTCAGACATAAATATTACAGCAATAGAATTAAATAAAGACATTTATGAAGCAATAAGCACTCTAACTTTTGAAAATAACGTTTCTCTGATTAATGTAGATTTCTTGAAATTTCAAACAGATTCGCGGTATGATTTAATTATCGGAAACCCTCCTTATTTTGTTATGAATAAAGATAGTGTAGATAAAAAATATAAATCATATTTTGACGGACGACCAAATATTTTTATTATATTTATACTAAAATGCCTAGAATTGTTAAATGATAACGGAGTATTATCATTTGTATTACCAAATAGTTTTATTAACTGTTTATATTACGATAAATTGAGAAAAGTTGTGTTTGAAAATTATAAAATAATTGATATAATGAATTGTTCGGATGATAGTTTTTTAGAAACACAACAGGAAACAGTAGTGTTTATAATTCAAAAAAATCCGAATAACCAACTTCATAATCGTAAATTTACGATGGATATAAATAATTATACTATATTCAATACACGTAAAAATATTAAAAAAATAAGAAAGTTATATGAGAATTCTACTACATTAATGAACCTGGGGTTCGGAGTAAATGTTGGAACTGTCGTATGGAACCAATGTAAACAAATATTAACCGATGATAATTCCGCCACCAGGTTAATATATAGTAGTGATATAGTAGAACAACAATTGATTACGAAAAAATATAAAAATAATGATAAAAAAAATTATATACAAAAAGAAGGATTAACAAATCCTCTATTAGTAATAAATAGAGGATATGGAAAGGGCAAATATAAATTAGATTATTGTTTGATTGATGTAGAAGAAAAATATTTAATTGAAAATCATTTAATTTGTATAAATTATACAAATCCAATTGAAAAATTAGAACTATTAGAATTGTATAAAAAATTAATAGTATCACTCAATGATGAAAGAACTACAGAATTTATCAATTTATATTTTGGAAATAATGCTATAAATTGTAGCGAATTGCGAAATGTATTACCTATTTATTATAACGATTAATTGAGATTTGCCATGCTGGATTAAGAATTCCCGCATGATTTCTCCATCTCATTAGCATAGAAATTTTAGTAGTAGGAATCAATGTATCATATACAATAGTGTTAACCAAGTTTTCTCTATTTTGTTTTAATGAATATGTCCCTGTTAATGTTAATTCATCTAGTATAATTTCATCGGTATAAAATTGTTTTTTAATAGGACAATATAACAAATACATTTTACCATTTTGAGTTTCTATAAATTTTTTTGTAAGTAAGTCCGTATTTATAGATGTTATCGTATTTGATATAAAATCATCAATTGATGTATCTACAATACTTTTTTTCTTTTTAATGTGGATTTGTTCCACATCATAAAGCATTTTAAACCATGGGTCTTTTTCATAATCTGTTTGATGAACGAATTTCAAATATTTTTCTTTTGTAATTGATGGAAGCGAATATAATGCGGATATTTCATCTATATATTTATCATAAAAGAATGATGCATAATTTGTATTAAAATTACTAGAGAGTGAGAGAAATTGCGGACATTTATCTATTTGACGACTATTAAACTTTAATTCAATCTTATGCGTCATTGTTAAATTATTTTTTAATTTCATTGATATTAAGAAATCATAGTTATACTTTCTACCAGCCATTGGTTTACATGTCAAGCTTATATAGTTATTATCAATTTCAAAAATGTTATTGATTGATTTCAATAATTTCTCTCTAAAATCAGACCATATATAACTAAATTTGAAATATGTATCAGGGATTGACTTGTTTATAATACTACATATAATGCCTTCTCTTAATTTATTATTTTTATCATTATCTTCTCTAAAAAGAGTAGTGTCAAATATAAAGATTGAATTGTATGATATGTCTATGTTTTTGTGTTTTGATACTTCAAGCGTTTTTAACGTACTTAAATATTTTTTACATATTTGTTGTATTATAATAATTGATGTGTTTGTCTTTGGCATTAAAGAAACCGAGTTCATTGTATTGTATTGTATTATACTATTATGTATGATTTATTTAAAAAATTTCAATTTCAATTTTAATAGATAGCATATTGTATTATTATCACGAATTCACTAAATAGGTAAATTAAACTTTCTTGAAAAAGGATGTTATTTCACGATTTCCCTTTTTAACATTTTCAGTTGTTCTCAAATATTCATCAAATAATAGTGTCTTGACTAATTTATTTCTTAAATCTGCTTCCTTTTTTCTAATCTTATCTTCATCTAAATTATCCTCGTTATTATAAAGTTTTTTCATATTTGCTTCATATAAACTTTTACATTTATTAAAATCATTCATTTGTTCTAGAACAAGAGCAAATAATTGCTGGACCGGTTTCATAATCTGATTTGTAATGTAAAATGCGTAATTAATTTTCAATTTATTCTCTGAAATAAATAACGGATGTTCTATTCTCTCTCCTTGTAATGCCTTTTGATTTGGATTGTGGATATAAGCAAACGGGATGCGGTCGCCTGGCCCAGGTTTATTGCCAGGATCTCGTTTACCCATTCTATCGGCTAATACTTTATGAGCGATTTGATTTGGTTTTTTATAGCCTGACCTTAGTGCTTTTGTAATAATTAACTTTTCAATTGGAATTTTTTTATCAACTAATTTATGTAAATATGTTGTCAGAAACTCAGTAGCTTTGTTGATATTTTTATCCTTCATCAAAATATCTATAATTCCACCATAAATATCTTTTACTATAGGAGCATTGTCGCGACGTTTCAATACAATTCCCATTGATTTTCTAAATGATTTATTTGCGTCCAACTCGTGTAACATGCCAACATATCTCTTTTTTGATAATAAACAAAAGGGCAAGAACGTTTTTTCATATTCCAAATCATGTGGTTGTTTTAAGAATTTTGTAGCTAAATTTCCTGCTTGTTGAGCCAACTCAATTGTGATCTCAAGCGCAGTTTTTCCTGTGATTTTATTCCCATTCAAATCCTCACAATTAAATGTAAAGAATACAGAGTCCGTGTCACCATAAATGTATTCTGCCTTAACTCTTAAATCTCCGTAGCATTTTGCCTTTACAACAACATCGTAATATGATTCTTCAATAACTCGTTTTGCATAAGTTAATAATTTTCTTCCAGTTGCAGTAGTAGACGCGGCTACGTCCTTTTCATATATAGTGCTAGTTCTTGCTCCGCATTGTCCGTATAAAGAATTAGCAGTAACTTTAATACTAAGTTGGCGTTTATCCAAAACATTTTGCATAAACTCATCTGTTTCTGTTTCCATTTGTTTTCTAGTAGCCTTACGCGCAGCCATTAATTCTTCTAAAATGGATGGCATAACTGCTCTCACGTCGTTGATTGGTTGCGCGAATCTACAAATTTTATAACCACATTTAATTTTTATGGCTGCTGCGGTCGGCCTTGGTCTCATATAACGGTATGTATCGTACGTAATATCAACATATTTATACCCAGGTAAATTATCATATACAAAATTTTCATTTTCGTCCATCTCACCAGTTATGCCATTTTCTATTAAATTATTATTTAAATCAAATTCTTTACTCCATACTTTACTATCATGTGATATATTTTCACTCACCATAGAGGATGGATACAGAGAACCAAAATCTACACAAGCGATTGGATTATCTAAATATAGACCACATTTTGGAGGCAATACAATTGCTCCTTCATAACCCCCATCATTCATATTTTTTTCAATTACAGGCAGTAATGTATCCTTTTCTCTACATTTTTTAGCAACATAACTGGTTAATTTAATGCCTTGTCCTCTCATAACAAGATAATTTAAAGGGACACTGCATAACTTTGCCATTTCAATATATCCTGTAAGAACATCAATCTTTCTCATTAAATGATGAACTAGATTGCAATCTTGAATACAATACTTTGCGATTTTTGCTCGTTCGCTCGGTCCCTCATTCGTCATTCTAAAAATATCTTGAGGTGTAACATCATCTTTAGCCATCCCCCATTTTACTACTTTTGTCATATCCGGAGTTTCAATTCCTTTGATTATAAAATAATAGTTTCCGGGTTGATTATTGACTTCTAATACTTCAAACTTTTCTCCATCTTTATACATCTCCGATGAATGTGAATTTTCTTCAAAATTTATAAAACTATGACATTCTAAACCAGTTAAATTTTTTGTATGTATTTTTGTATTTTCATTAATATGTTCTATTTTTTTAACTACATCTCCAATAAAATAGCCTGATACATAATCTAGCTTATATGAAGTTAAATTATAATCTCTTCTAAAATAATTATAGAGATCAATTTGTAATCTTCCGTTCATTTTAATATATTTCAAATCATATTGTCCGCTGGCTAAGACAATCGTATTACCATCCAATTTTCTTATCCCATTGCTATTCCATTCCGGAGGGCAACAAATTTCATTCGCGTTTCTAGATAATCTTAAGAATTGATTAATACATGCTGTCTCCTCTGCTCGCTTAAACATAAATTCATAATCAAACCCAAAAATATTATAGCCAATAATAATATCAGGATTTTCACGATTGATTAAATTCGTCCAGGCTACAATCAATGCTCTTTCATTGTCAAACCTCTGAATTTCTGCGTTTTCTACATCATCGCATGTTCCAACCACTAAACACGTATTCAAATAGGGTCGTGCGTCGCCATAATTTAAAAAGGTAGTTCCTATAAATGTAACTTCATCGCCTTTAAGTTCAGGGAAAATATTCAATGTTTTTGTTAATTCATAAATTTTAGTCTCTCGTTCACATGTATTATCATTTAACATGTCAATAATATTCGCATTTTTATTAGTATATTCGTTGATTTTCATTTTCTTCTTCCAAAATAGTGTTATTTCTTCTACTTCATTATTCTCCTTTACGCCTTCGTTTTCTTTTTCTTTTTCTTTTTCATCATCCTCATTATCTCCTTCGCTTTCATCGCTTGGTTCATCTATATTTTCAACAATTCCTTTTTCCTTACCTGGACACATTTTAATCCATTTATTAAATGTATTTATAATTTGTGTTTTAGTATAAGGAGTTTTAGGATATACTTTATCTACATCCGTATTACTTCCAAATCCAAATGCTGAAAGAATAATATCTTCTAGTAAAAGTTCATCGCATACATATTCGGATTTTTGGACTTCATCTACAATATTATTGGCTAATTTTTTATAATTTTTTTTAGGAAGTGGAAAATCTCCATGGCTACTACTTGCTTCAATATCAAAACTAGCTATTTTATATGGAACAATCGTTTCTTTATTTGGTAAAGGAATAATATCTTTATAATTTATAATAAATTCATACTTACATCTAGTAATATTTGATTTATTTTTACTTATTTTACTTTTTGGAATTGCTATCCATCCGGAAGGACTGATTTCTTTTATATGAAATAAACGTAATAATGGAGGAATATTAGATTCAAATAATCTTAAATATTCGCCGTTATATTCATACCCTAATGGATGTAATATTTTGCTATATACAGCGCCAGTAGTTTTTTCTATATACCATAATTTAGCTGCTCGTTTCATAGCCTTCTCATTATTGAATTTTATTTGAATAAATTTATGCATCTTACCCGCATCAAACCCATATAATTTTTTTCTTCTTACAATCGTTGCGCTAACAATTGAATCTTCGTAATATTCTCCTAATTTTTCACTCAAATCACTAATAAACATTTGTTTTTTTGATGTATCCCAATCATCCGATACTGAGACATAGAAGAATGGTTTATACCCTTTAACAAAGAGGGAACACGTTTCGCCTCGTTCATTTATTCCAAACATTTGGACTGTAAATTCATTATTGTCTTTTTTATTAGAACCATGTTCTTGATCGTCTGATTTCACTCGTTCGTCGTATACATTAAATTCAAATAATCTGAATGATTGGTCCATTGTAGTTTATTGTTATAAGATGTATTATTGTTCTATATTTAATTCAATTTTATAAATTTATTAAAAAGAATTGAATTTAGAATAAAGTTGTATCTATTTAGACAAAACTCAATTTAAAATTTAAAATTTATTTTTTTATTTTTATAAAATATAATGAACGACTTCTCTCCAAGAAATTTATTTTCACCATTAGGTCGTGAATATTGTGTTTATTTCTATTGGTTAACTATTTTAGCATTCATTTTATTTTTCTTAGCTTTAGCGGATACCCTTTCACGCGTACTTAAGGGTAAAGCAAGAATATTGCCTGGATTACTTGCTTTATTAGCCCCGTTTTTAATTTATTTCAACAACAGATTATTATACAGCATGTGTATGAGATAAATATTTAAATGAAAAATATTTTTGACTTTAAAAAGTAAAAAGTAAATAATAATAAAATTATTATTATTTGCGCTTAATTTCATATATTGTTATTAATTTATATCATTGAATTTTTATTATTTTCTACGTTTTATTGTTTTTTTATTTTTCCTTCTTTTAGTTTTATTTTTAGTTTTTCTTGTCTTTTTAATGTTCCTTCTCTTTTTAGATTGCTTTGTTTTGTATTTTCTAATTATCCGCATTGGCATTGACATTGGCATTGACATTGACATTGGCATTAAAGTTGGGCGAGATGATTCCTTCTTATTTATTTCACTTACATTATCTAATACAAATTTAAGCATGTCATCCTTTGTTCTTTCGCCTTCAAAATCTAAGCCTTTGCTTCCATCCTTTTTGATTATAAAAATACTAGGAAATCCTTCCACATATTGGGATATGGGACTTTTTAATGTATTTAATGCTCTAGCATTTACATCCATTATCGTAAAATCACCTTGATATTTCTGCATTAATTCATTTTCTAAATCAATCCAAGCCGGTTTCATATTTTCACAATGAGGACATCCATCCATGTAAAATTTTACAAAAACAGGACGTTTGCCTACTTCATTATAGAATAACTTTTCATTTTCAGGCAATATATTTATTTTTTTCATATACATTATAGTGATATTTATTTTTGTTATAATATAATATAAAATGAAGTTATTTTCAATGCTTATTATTGGTCTACTTGTTTTAATAGGGGTTTTATTTATGGTAAAAAAAAATAGTTTGAAAGAAGGATTTAATACAAATTCTTGTCCCAATGTATTAATACAAAAGGGTTCAGAATTTTATTTATACAATTCTAAACGCGCTAAAGTGCCCGGCGTAAATCCAATTCGTTTTGACACTTTAGAAGATTATGTAGAATTTATTAAATGGCAACGAAGCCAAGGAATAAATTGTCCTATTTTACATTTACAGCAAACATATGATACACAAGGTAATGCTAAATATAAAATTAAAACAGATTCTAATTTACATGATTTACCTCCTGAATTTAAAGGAAAACAAACATTACCACCCGAATCCTTATTATTGGATGCTGGATGGCAAGACCCTCCTTATAATAAAGACCATTACCCTAGCTTTGACTCTCAAAATCAATACATTGGATTAAATACTCCTTTAGATAAAATGTTTAATGAAAGTTATAACGGAGTAAGCCCTAATCCGATGGATACAAATTGGGGAGGAGATGAATTCACACAAGGATTAGTAGATAAAGGGTTTTATGCAAATAGAGAAGTCCAAATTCGCATTTCTTAAACAGTTTGTATTATTTTTGACATTTAATATCTAAATATTAAATATAAATGAACGATGGATTATCAAGCACTTTTTATGCGTTTATATTAGCAGTTACAGGAGCATTGTCGCTTTTTATACTTAAAAAGGTAAATAAAAAAGAATTATCTGTAAATTGGATTGCTGTGTCCGTTTTAATAAATATCGCATCGGTTTTTATTGCATTTATTGCTATTAAATATGTACCTATTACTATATTCAACATAAAATGGAATTTAATTAGTAATATAATAGTTACTATGACAAGTGTATTTTTACTTAAAGAAGTGCTTTCTATTAATGAAATTATTGGCATCGCATTAGCATTTCTTTCAATGATAGTCATAGACATGGAACATATTTTGTAATTATTTATTTTTTTCTATCAATGTATTTCATAGATACGTTAAGTGTATCAACAAACGCTTTTAATGTATTTGCTGTCACCATATCTGTTATTATTTCTGGAGTAATATTTTTACCAACTCCAATGGCGCTTGCCATATTTCCTATATCAATCACTTTTGAAAGCATCATTATATTCGTGTATTCTTCAAGAGAAATTAATAAGTTTTCATAATCAGTTCTGTATTTACTTATAGAAATAATGTCATTTAGTCTGTCATTTTGATTTTTAATATTTTGAGATGATGTATTTGCTGAATTCTCTAATAATGTAAAATCATCGGTTGGCGTTTGATTTGTTAGACCTTCAACAATATTAGCCTGAAATGTTAATGTTTTGATTATGATATATATAACAAATAAAACTACAACTGCTAATCCTAAATATTTGTAAATATCATTTTCATTACTCATATTTATATTTATATTTATATATTATATTGAAAAATTATATTTGAAAATATTTTAATTAATCTATAATTAATTCAATCTCTTTTTGTAATAAAAATTTATAAATGGATAATTTACAATTTTTATTTAATTTTCTAGGTTTATCTGTTCCTGTAAAAATATTATTTAAACATGTATCATCTTTTTCCAATTGACTTATTAAATTTTTGATAGTTTTAAATTTATTCATTATTGATACAGCACTTTGAGAACTTACATTTGGAATTTGAGATAGGATTATTTCTCCTATGTTATCAATTGTAATATTATCTTTTTTTACTTTTTTTATTGCGTGACTATAACTATCAATTGGTTTATTCAAATTTCTATCCACGTTATCATTTAAAATTGTACTTGCATCATCAATTACATTTGAATAATAACCTATTTTCTTTGTATTTTCTCTCATTAGTTTGTCCGCAAAATACACAATGTACGAAGCTGTTTCTGAAATAGTTTGAGTTCTATATATTGAGAATCCTTTATAATAATTAATAGAAATAATAGATGATGTTAATGTATGTTGATTAATTGATTTATTGAATTTTCCGCGATTATAATCATTCCAATCACCTTCTATTAAATAAATAATATTATGGTTATGTATATTATAATTATTTAATCTAAAAGATTGTTCTTTATATCTTCCATCTTTAATACTTGATGCTAAATCGTTGAGAGATTTTCTCTCAATAATAATGATTTCTTTATCATCATTAGAAATAATAATATCACCTAACGCCAAATTTTCGGTTACTAATTCAATTTCATTATTTTTAAAATTCATTTTCTCAATATATGATTTACATAATTCAACAAGTTTTGTTTCACGATAATCAATGGCAATTTTCATTATTTCAATGTACCTATAATATCTCTCTTAATTTATGTTTAAATCTTTGAAATTAAATATAAATCATTATAACGTATATAAGCAGAGAGAAATTCAAATAGAAATGCATCACTTATAGATGAGGACCATTTCCAAAAGGTCTAGGTCCAGGATTTGTTTTAAAAGTAAATAAATAATTTGGCTGAGAAGCTGGATATGCTAAACCAGGAGAAACCATTGCGCGTGTTGCGAATGACCGACTGAATCCAGTTGCTGAAGGAGCAGAACCACCTTTCTTTGAACCGCCAAAAAAACTAGTAGTGATGACCGTACCATCTTGTGTAACTACATTAACATGTGGTTGAAGAGCATCTACTTTACCTGGACCACTAAATTGAGCTTTGCGTGCTACTGCGGATCTTCCGCGATTACTTTTATATCCATTGCGCTGGCCCATTATATATATAATGAATAATATATAATGATATAGCTAAATAATTTATACAATTTAATTATTAGTTTGAGTTCTATTGCTTGAACCGCATCCTCCAAATCTAGTATTAGATAATCTTCCAACACCACCAGTACACTGAGGATTGCGTGAAAGAGCATTCTTCGCCTTCAAAAATGCGAATCCAAGAACAGCTCCGGTCGGAATTGGATCACCGCCAATACAATTGCAATAATTGCCTTTATTAACGATCGCGCGACGAACCGCCCAAGTTTTACCAGTTAGTGAAACCGTTCCTCCCATAATACCATAATGAGTCGTTTGATTACTCATAGACGCAGCATTGCGTGCTTTTTTACTACCGTTCATTAATACCATTATATATATTACTAAATATTTTTTTATATAAATAAGTTATTTTACACGTGTTATTTATTTTCACAAGACATAATAAATCTTTTAATATTTTCATATTTGATTGTTTTTTCAATGTCATTCATTTTTATATTTTTTTCAGATAATATATTTTGTTCTAAATTATATGAATTACAAGATTTATATTTTTTTCTACTTTTTGAAAGAGGAAAACAAGATATATATTTCAATTCGCTTAATATTTCTAATATTTTTAAATCCGTTTCATTTGTTAAATCAAACGAATGTATTGGTGTTTTTGTTATACAAATAACATTATCATCATAAATAATAATTGAAGCATCTGAATTATTTTCTATTAAATTATCTTGTTCTTGTTCATCAAAATTATTTGTCTTATTTATTATTGGTTTAATTTCATTAGAATAAATTTTTTTTGTTTTATTAAATAGCCGTTTACGAGTGAATAATCTGTGCATATTATTATTATTATTATTATTATTATTATTATTATTATTATTATTATATAGTGGGTATAAAATAATATAGTTGGATATTAATTACTTATATTAGAATATATTAAATCATTTAAATAGGTAAGATCATTAATACATATAAATGGAAGTAGTAGAGAAATCGTTTGATTCAAACGCGGATGAATTGTTTTTTAATCCATACAATTCATTAAATAAAGAGATTACATTGAACGACGTTCAATATATTCTTAAACGATACGGAGTTAGTGCCACTCCTTATAATTTAAAGTTATACCAAAGAGCATTCGTTCATGTTTCCTATACTAAACGTCCAAAATCAGAAAATGATGAAACGAATATTATTATTTCAGAAAAACCAAATGATTGTCTATCATTGAAAACAAAATCAAATGAAAGGTTGGAGTTTATTGGAGACGGTATATTGGAGTGTATCACAAAATATTATTTATATAGACGATTTCCTAAAGCCGACGAAGGGTTCATGACAGAAAAGAAGATTGCTCTTGTTAAAAACGAACATATTGGTAAACTAGCATTACAAATGGGACTAAATAAATGGTTCATTATATCTAAACACGCAGAGGAAAAGAATATTAGAAATAATTTGAAAAAATTAGGTTGTTTATTTGAAGCATTCATTGGTGCGCTTTTTTTAGATTTTAATAAAATATCTGTAAATGACGAAAATGGATGGTTTCAAAATGTATTTGTAACAGGACCAGGATTTCAAATGGCTCAAATATTTATTGAGAAGATTTTTGAAACACATGTTGATTGGATGGAATTAATCAATAATGATGATAATTATAAAAATATTCTTCAAGTAAAGGTTCAAAAAGAGTTTAAAACTACACCTGATTATATTGAATTATCTCATACTATCAATGGATATGAGATGGGTGTATATTTATGTTTAGGTAAACAAATTTACGATTTTAAACCAGAACAAGCGATACCATATACTGCGTTTAATTCATTTCAAAAAATTCAAGACCGTTTTTCTGAAAAAGGAGAAGTATTTGTATTATTGGGTAAATCAAGTCATAAAATTAAAAAAAAGGCAGAACAAACAGCATGTCTAGAAGCGATTCATTTAATTGATAATGTGTAAACGTAAACGTAAACTAAATAATAGCAATAATTATAAATTATTTTTATTTTAGATAATGATTTATATAAATATATTATATAACAAAATGAAAACAAAAAAACATAAGAATAAAATTAAAATTTCAAATTCAAAGTCTATTAAATCAAATACTAATAAATATTTATGTAGTCATTCTCTTAAAAAAACATATCACGGTAAATTATTTGACCATCCGATTAAACCTCTTAAATCGTACAAAATGCGAGTTTCAAACATACACACTATATCATTTACAACATATGGCAACCCAAATGGTAAACCAGTATTATACGTACATGGAGGACCAGGCGGAGGCACTAGGCCAAGTATGGCTCGTTTTTTTAATCCAACGAAATATTATATTATTCTAGTCGATCAACGCGGATGTGGAAAAAGCAAACCGACTGCAGAATTAAGAGAGAATACTATACAAGATTTAGTAAATGATTATGAAAAAATAAGAAATAAATTAGGAATAACTAAATGGATGTTATCAGGTGGTTCTTGGGGGTCTACATTAGCATTATATTATGCTATAGTACATCCTGAAGTAGTAACTAATATTATATTAAGAGCCATCTTTTTAGGAACACAAGAAGAAGTTGATTGGTTATCTGAAGCACACGGAGCGGAGAATATAAATCCGATTGGATGGGAATATTATACAAATGCTATACCAAAAGAATATAGAACAAATTATGTAGATGCTTATGGTAAATGTTTTAATGGTGATTTTGGTATTAAAAAGAAAAAACAATGTTTTGTCGCTTGGGCAGCATGGGAAGATATGAATTTAAAATTAAATATGCCTACATTAGAACACACTATAACTGAATTAAAAAAAAATAAATCATACATTACTACAGCATTATTAGAGCATCATTATTTTACTAACAACTGCTTTATTGAGAAAGGATTTTTGACAAAAAAAGAAAATATTGATAAAATAAGACATATACCTACTAAAATAATACAAGGCGTCTATGATATTATATGCCCTTTCAAATATGCTTATTTATTACATAAAGCATTCCCTGAAGCTGAATTTTATCCAACCATGGCAGGTCATTCTTCATATGATAAAGAGAATATTAAACATATTGTAGAAGCAACAACTGATTTTTCTAAATAAATAAATAAAATTAGTATTAAATTAATAAATGTTTTATAAAAAAATCTTTATAAAACTTTTTTATGTCTTAAATTTATATATGTCATCTTTACTTTTAGCTAAACTTAAAAATAAACCGGTTCCAAAAAAAATAGAACAAGTTGAGATTATCATTCCTGAACCTGCTAAAAAAGAAGAAGTTGAAATAAAAACACTCATTGTTGATAAACGAGGCGAGACTGAGATTGATAGAAATGCTTTGCTAGAAAATATTAGAAAAAATAGGGATTTCAAAGGCGTTATAACAAGACCCGAAGTTGTCATGTCTAGGCCTACACAACCAATAACCGAACAACCGATCATCTCTCCTTCTCCAAAGGAGGTAGAAATTATTACAGAATCTCCTATAGAACCACCAAAAGCAAAAAAACAAACCAAAAAAAAGAAAATTAAATTAGTTATTGAAGAAGAAAAAGAACAAGAAATTATTGAAGAACCTCAAACCCAAGTAGAAGAATTAGTAGAGGAAAAAAAGAAATTATCTCCTCAAGAAGAAGAGATTTTTACAATCAAAATTAAAAAAAGAAGAACTAAGAAACCCAAAGATATAGTTCAAGAAGGTCCTTTTAATAATGTTATAATTGGTTCTACTCTATTGCAAGATAGAATTCCTCCAGAACAATCAAAAATTCTTATTAGAGCATCTGACTATTATATGAATAATCGTAAAATATTTGTGAATTTTGTTTCATCATTATTTTCACCATATAGAGAGAAATTCATACGTGATAAAACAACATTCACATGTGATAAAAAATCGTTAGAAGAATTTGAATTATTAACCCATCAAAATTTAGTAAGAGATTATATTAATTTATACACTCCGTATAGAGGTCTTTTATTATATCATGGTTTGGGTTCAGGAAAAACATGTACGTCTATTGCCATTGCGGAAGGATTAAAATCAGGAAAACAGGTTTATATTCTTACTCCGGCTTCATTAAGAATGAATTATATTGAATCATTGAAAAAATGCGGAGACCCCATTTACAGAAAAAAACAACATTGGGAATATGTAAGCGTTGAATCCAATCAAGAATTAATTGAGCCATTGTCTATTGCATTAAAATTATCCCCTGATTTTATTAGAGAAAAAAGAGGAGCATGGGTTACGAATGTTAAACGTAAAAGTAATTATGACGAGTTAACGAGTGCTGAAAAAATAGACCTAAACAACCAACTAGACGAAATGATTCGTTATAAATATAAGTTTATTAATTATAATGGTTTGAGAATTGATAATTTACAAGCACTAACACAAAATTTTACAATAAATCCGTTTGATAATACTGCAGTTATAGTTGACGAAGCGCATAACTTAATCAGCAGAATTTCAAATAAAGTAAATAAACCCAGTACATTATCATATAAACTGTATAATTATTTAATGGACGCACAGAATGCTAAAATCGTATTTTTAACAGGCACTCCTATTATTAACTACCCGAATGAAATTGGAATATTATTTAATATGCTTAGAGGACGCATTAAAACATGGCATTTTAAATTAAATATATCAAGTGATAGAAAAGTAAGTCTTGATACAATTAAAACATTATTTGAATCTAAACTAAATACTCGGCGTTTGGTTGATTACATTGAATACAAATCTAGTTCAACGACACTTACAATTACAAGAAACCCGTTCGGATTTATATCATCTCCAAAAGGAGGATTATATGAAGGAATAAATATTGATGAAAGAGGTGATGTATCAGATGAAGATTTTGTTAAAATGGTTGTCTCTATTTTGAAAGCGGAAGACATAAAAGTGTTACCGAATAGCATTCGCCTAGAAACATATAAAGCATTACCTGATAGTCTAGAACAATTTACGACTTATTTTATTGATAGACAAACAAATATTGTTAAAAATCTTGATTTATTAAAGAGAAGAATATTGGGATTAACGTCTTATTTTAGAAGCATAGAAGAATTAATGCCTCGATTCGATCCAGCATTAGATTTAAAGATTCTTAGAATTCCAATGAGTGATTTTCAATTAGGAGTTTACGAAGAAGAACGCATAGATGAGAGAAAACAAGAAATAAGAAATTCACGTAAAAATAAAAAAGCAAAAGAAGGTGTTTATGAAGATACCAAGTCTAGTTATAGAATTTTTTCCAGATTAGCTTGTAATTTTGTTTGTCCGAGACCTTTTGTAAATTGTCCTAAACCAAGAGACTTCATTCATTTTGAATTTGATGATGGGGATATAGATGAAGACGATGTAGATGGAATAGAATTAGATGAAAGAGCATTAAATGAAGAAGGCAATTTGGAGGCGGATGATGTCAGCCGAGCAATAGAAGAGAAAAAAAATTGGAAAGAAGATTATGCTAGAGCCATAAAGGATACACTTGATAAATTATGGGAAGATAGGGCTAGGTTTTTAACACCGGAAGCACTTGAAATATACAGTCCTAAGTTTTTGAATATATTAGAAAATATAATGGAACCCGATCATGTCGGATTACATCTCATTTATTCTCAATTCAGACAATTACAAGGAGTAGGAATACTTAAATTAGTATTAATGGCAAATGGATTTTCTGAATTTAAAATCAGAAAAAATTCTCTTAATAAATGGATTATTGATATGACCCCGGAAGAATTTTCTAAACCCTCGTTTGCTTTATATACTGGAACTGAAAGCGCAGAAGAAAAAGAAATAATCAGAAATATTTACAATAGCTCTTGGAATGATGTACCCGCTTCAATTGTAGAGCAACTACAAGGCAAATCTGCAAATAACACGTATGGAGAGATTATTAGAGTATTGATGATTACAGCTTCCGGTGCTGAAGGAATAGATTTGAAAAATGTAAGATACGTCCATTTAACAGAGTCATATTGGCACCCTGTAAGATTAGAACAAGTCATTGGTCGCGCTAAACGCATTTGTAGTCATTACGATTTACCTTTAGAACTTCAAACAGTAGAGGTATTCTTATATCTTATGACATTTTCACAAGAACAAATTGATGATAAAATATCAACTGAATTAAAATTAAAAGATAAGAGTGATATTGATAGACGTCCTATTACAACAGATGAAAAACTTTTTGAAGTTGCCAGTTTAAAGGAAAATATAAATAAACAATTATTACAGGCTATAAAAGAAACATCTATTGATTGTGCTGTTAATCCTGATAATACTGATTTACAATGTTATTCGTTTGGAAGTCCAAATGTTAATAGTTTCTCATATTTGCCCGAAATGACAGAAGAAGAGACTGATTCTGCCGCAATGGTAAATAGACGTGAAGTTACTTGGAAAGCAGTTAAACTTACTATATTAGGGGTTAATTATGCCTACAATCAAATAACAAGAGAATTATATGATTTAGATAGCTATGTAAGAAAAAATCCTATCAAGGTTGGAACATTAGAAGTATTTGTAAATAAAACAACCGGAGAAAAGGAATACAAAATTATAAGAGTATAAATTTATTTTACAATTGTCTTTAATAATGTTATTATGTCAGTTTGATTTATGAATATTTGGTTTATTTTTTCATTAACATCTTTAATTTCTTGTTTTATATTTATGATATCATATTTCATATCTTTTTCTATTATTTTTTCACTTGTATTTGTATCAAACGCATTCAAATGAAAACTTGATGTATTTGGCGTATCTAGTTCTTCTTTTTTAAGCATTTTGAAAAAAGTATTTTCTATACTAGAAGAATTTACTTGTTTTGATGGCGATGGTGATTGTGATTGGGATGATGGGATTATAGTATTTGGAGCGGAATCAATTGAAAAATTTTGTATTTTATTTGTATCATTGAATGATACCTTTTTATCAAGATTTACAATTATATTGTCTTGTATGTACGTATCATTCCCTATTTTTAAATTAATATTTTGTCCTTTATTTTCTATTCCATTTTCATCAAGATTTCCTTCAATCCATTTTGTGGCTTGGTCCGGAGTCTGTGTTTGCAGGACTTGATTTAATTGTCTTTCTCTTGAAGCAATCGTCTCCGCAAGCAACATATCCATTTTATCCCCTATTTTTTCATCTACTATATCTGAAAAATCTATTTTTTCTGGTGCTGTTCTAGTTAATCCATCAAACTCGGTCTGTTTTCGTTTTAATTCTCTCTCAAATGCTGACTGACGTTCTTTATGCAATTCTCCATTTGTGTATTGCCTAGGTACAGAAGGTGGTTTATTTAACAATTGTTTTTTAAATGTATCTAATTTTATAACCATGGTTTTTATAACTTCCTTATTCTTTTCGATGAGAGATAATCCTCTCCCTTGTTTTTCAGTTATTAAAATTGTTTGTTCGAATATATCTTTAATTTCATATTTATGCTTAGATTCAACATTTTCAAATATTTTTTGCTCTACTAAAATATCCCAAATAATGCCTTTGTTTTCATTACCAGTAAAATCGGTCATTTATAACAATTAATTCATTATATTTTTATATTGTTATAAATTTGGATTAAAATATTCATTTCTCATTTTATGAACTTCTTCATCTGGTATCCGTTGTTTTCCAAATAACGCAGGGTCTTTTACATTACTAGTTAACAATTTAATTATAAAATATAATACATACATGCCACACTCAGAATCCGTTTTTTGATGGGAACGAGGATAATTACTCATTATATTGAGGTCAATTCCTAAAGAGCTACCTTGTGATTTAACCCGTTCTGAAAATTTCTTTACTTCGTTGGGAGGAGGGTTTCCATTACTATCAAAGTAGTATATATATTTTTTTGATACATTAATAAATAACGCTATCCAATGAGACCCTTCTTTATAATGAGGGTCTGTATTAAATACTATACCTATTTTTGTTTTTCCTTTATGTATATAATCATATAATTCAAACTTACATAATTCTTCCCATACACATTGACCGTATATTTTCAATGAATCAAAATCTATTGGAGATGGACCAATAAATTGAAACGAAGGATATGCGTGTTCGTATTGTCGCATAACCTCGGTAATATCTACACTTGATAACCATTCGTATTCATTTGCTTTCCAACTATTGGGGGATTTTGGCGCAAATGTAAATTGAAGCAGTTCTTTATCAAGTTTTTCCTTTATAAAATTTTGTCTTAACCAACAAGATTCAGCATCGCATACATTTTTCATATTATTTTTCAATTGACCCCAAATGTCTCTCGGTTCTTCGGTATCAATTCGTCTATCTGGATGACGAGCATTCCAAAAATTTCTTATTTTCAATAATGAATCATCTGAATAACATGTATAATCATGTCTCTGATTTTCAGGCGAATTCGGAGAACATTTTAAATTTATATTAAATTCTTTAGATAATTCTGGTTTAGTCGTGTTTTTTTTAATTTTAGATTTTTTTGATTTCATTCGCTTGTATATTATCTATATTTTCTTTTTTTTCTTTTTTCTGAATTCCTTTCATTTTTAATTCGGGTTCTCTTAAATTAATATTTTTTTTAAATGGCATATTAGGCTTTTCCTTTTGTTTTGATTTTTTATTTACAAATTTATCCATAGTAAGAGTTTTATTGTCTTTTTTAAATAATAATTCATCTGGATTATATTGTGAATGTTTTGGAATAGAGGTATCTTTATTAGACTCGTCAATAAGGGGATTCAATGAATTACACGAAATATCTACATCTGAATTGCGCTCTGTAAATTCTTTCTGAAAAAAATCATGTGTATCTGATAATTTGAAATGAGATATAAGAGAGAAAATATATTTATTAAATATGTCTCTCAAGTTTTCATTATCAAATTCTTCTTTTAACATTTGTTTGGTTTCATTTATTATTCTTCTTTTATAAAATTTTTTATCTGATTGAGATATACTATTTTCTACAGTTGTTTTATGTAAGTATTTGCTATACAATCCGTTATTTGCAAAAAACTCAAGTGTTATTGAATTAATATTATTATTTGAGTTATCAAAAACACGAGAGTGTTGGTGTGTGTGTAAAATAGTTGGTTCTTTTTTTGAAATATCAATCGTATTTTCGCCATTAACAATGTTATTTTCAATGACGCTAGCTGATTGGTTTTCTAATGTTAAATTATTTGAAATATCATGTTCGTTATTACATATATCCATTTCTGATGATTTCATAATTATATTTGTTTTATTCAAATCCATTTATAAAATTAAAAAATATTTTGTATTTTTAATTTTAATTGTATAAGATTTTTAAATTATTGAGTTACATTTTTTAATTGTTGTCGTGTGGCATTATTAAATATATCATTGCCTAAATTGAATGTATTTGGATTAAAAGGATCTAATTCTTGTAAAGCAAATAAGCCAGGATGAGATTGCTGTTCTTGTCTTCCTACAACTTCAATATTATATAAATCACTATCAGATGAAGGAACATATGTTCCTCTATCTCCTTTTTGTAAAGCAAATGTTTGGTTTCTTAAAACCGTTTCAACGTCTACATTATTAGCATATCCCGCCCATGGACCTTCAGCATTACCAGGATTGAATACTTTTCCTACGTTATACTGCGATGATATATTTAGAGGAACAGATGCTTGTTTATATTGGTCTACTATAGATAATTTTGAATATTTTGTAGATACTGGTCTATTTGAAAAATTGGGTTGCAAAGATTGTGATGGGATATTTCTATCTGATATTCTATTATTTAATACTTGATTTCTATCCAAATTTGTGTAATATGCTCCTTCCATTACTCCATTAGAATTCATAACTATATTATATACTTATAGAATATTATATTCAAAATACCTAAAGATTACGTCATTAAAATAATAAGTATGTGCGGTATATTCTCTATTATTAACAATGCGAATTTTATTCCTATGAGCGTAATTCATAAATCATTTATGAAAGGAGTTTCTAGGGGCCCGGAAGATTCACAATTCGTTCAATTGTATAATGATACTGCGCTTGGGTTTCATCGTCTAGCAATTAATGGACTTGACACAATTTCAAATCAGCCTATAATAATTGATAAAATTACTCTGATTTGTAACGGAGAGATTTACAATTTTAGAGAATTATTCAAATCGCTTGACATTGAACCAGAAACAAATTCTGATTGTGAAATTATTATTCATTTATATAAAAAATTTGGAATTGAATATACTCTTTCCCTATTAGATGGATATTTTTCATTTATTATTCACGATTCAACCGATTTCAATAATGATCCAATCATTTATGTAGCAAGAGATTCGTATGGTGTAAGACCCTTATATATTATGCGTCATAAACAAGATCAAAATAAGGAAATTTATACAACTGATAGTGAGACTAATGTCTATACAGAGTATCCAATTATTGCCTTTGCGTCCGAATTGAAAATGCTATCAGATTTATTGAATTTTGATGAAAAAATACTAACTCATATTAATAAAACTCAAAATCAAATTACTGCCAATGATTATTTTATTGAACAATATCCCCCAGGAACATATTCAAAATTAAGCAAAACATCACATATTCGCTCTTTCTATACATTTGAATCATATGCTACAAAATATACGAGTCCATACGCGTTCAACAATAAATTTGAAATTAATTCATCCGAAAATGGAGGAAATAAAATAAATGACGACGATTACTACAATGTATTTGAAAAGGTTTATGCTGCATTTTCTGAAGCCGTTAGAAAGAGAGTCGTTGGAACAACCGATAGAAAAATTGCATGTCTACTTTCCGGAGGATTAGACAGTAGTTTAGTTGCTGCCGTTGTTTCTAAATATTACAAAAATCAATTAGAAACATATTCTATCGGTATGCCAGGCGGTGAAGATTTGAGTTATGCAAGAATGGTAGCGGAACACATTGGCTCAAAACATACTGAAATTATTTTGACAGAAGAAGAATTCTTGAACGCAATTCCAGAAGTAATTAAAACAATTGAAAGTTATGATACTACAACTGTAAGAGCAAGTGTTGGAAATTATTTAGTAAGCAAATATATAGCAAATAACAGTGAAGCAAAGGTAGTATTCAATGGAGACGGAAGCGACGAATTAATGGGAGGGTATTTGTATTTTCATGCTGCTCCCGATGCTCTTTCATTTGACAGAGAAACAAGACGACTGATGAATGATATTCACTTTTTTGATGTTCTCCGATCGGATAAATCAATCTCATCCAATGGGTTGGAACCTAGAACCCCATTCCTTGATACAAATTGGGTGAATACATATTTGTCCCTTCCTCTTAAATATAGATATAATCCAGACAAGCCGGAAAAATGGCTTCTTAGAAAAAGTGTAGAAATCATGGATAAGGATTTATTGCCTCACAGTGTTCTTTGGAGAACAAAAGAGGCGTTCAGCGATGGCGTTAGTAGTAACTCTAAATCATGGTATGAAATTATTACTGATAAAGTAGATACTATTATACAAAATATTCCTAAGAATTTATTCGATCATTTACCTCCTCAAACAAAGGAACAATATTATTATCGCATTCTTTTTGAAGAAACATATCCAAACTGTCAAAATGTAGTGCCTTATTTTTGGATGCCTCGTTTTATTAAATCAAATGATGCAAGTGCTAGAACACTAAGTATTTATAAAAAACATTCATAACAATCTGTAGATGATGGCGAATCGGTATGTCTTTATTAATTTAAAATAAAAAATAAAAAATATGTAATATCTAATATTTATATATCGTAAATCTAGAGTTAACTATAATATAATGTATACATTATGTATATATTATGTATGAATATCATAAACAAATATTAGATTGGTTATTTCATGTTTCATATGTTTTATTTGGATTATCATTAATCGGTATTTATAATAAGGCACCTGAATATTTTAATACATTAAATATAATTATACGACTTTATATATCTTTATTTTTAATACTTTATTTTAATCCGCGTTCAAAACATAAATTTAGTGATTTTGATAGAAAAATAGTATTTAGAGCAGGAATATTTTTATTATTAACTACAACTATTACTACAGTTGTTAAATCATACATTGAAAATAAATTAAAATTAGAAATATACAAAGTTAAAACACTCGCAATAGAGAGAAATTCAAACAAAAAAATCACTTCATTTGTATAATAATAATATCAGTTAGTGAAATTTAATTGTTTTATTTTTTTTATATTTTAATTTACGTTTTTGAGTTTTATCATCAGCATTAAATTTTAGTGCGAAAAAATTATTCAAATGATGTAAAATGGTCTTGCTTACAATATTATCAATATTTAGTTCTTCATCTGATTTAGTATATATTGGTAAATTTATATTTTTCATATATATATCTATTTTGCTAATAAATTCATTTTCTTTCATAACAATATTATTATTTTTATAATATCTCTCTGCCATTGTTTTATAATCAATTGTATATTCATACGGTTTAACTTTTATATAATAAATATTATTGTTTACCATACCGGGGTGATATTGATCGTCTATAAAACAAATTTTTATATTTTTTGGTAATTTAGTACATCTTATAAAATCACCATATGTTTTATTATGACTTGTTCTTGATAGTTCTATTTTCTCTCCATTTACTTTAAACGCAGCAATTACTTTATCAAATAAATTATAATTTAATTTATGATTAAAATAATCCTTTATATCTAACGTCCATTGTTTAGGATTTTGATTATTCGTATAAATCATTACTTGTATTGACGAATTTCTTTCTTTTTTTCGTTTTATTAAATTCAATATATTCAAAATATTAGGCCTTAAAAATTCAGGATAACTATCTAATAAATTGAAAAATTCATTTTTGTTTATATTTTTATTCAGAACATTTTCTATAGCATCAATAAAAAAACTTAATTCCTGAAAATATCCTAATGTTTCGTCCAAATCAAAAACTATTATTTTATATTCTATCGTTGTCATACATAATATAGAGATATAAATATCATTATTTCATTAATTTCATTATTTTCAAAAACAATAAAATAATCGTAATATATAAATATAAATGGGTTCTTTGACAAAAAATGACTACATTTCAATATTGAATTACTATAATATAGAAATTAATAAAGACATGTCATCACTTGAAATTAAAAATAAAGCCGAAAGCATTTTAGCAAGTAAACTATGTAAATGCATTAAAAAAGTTGATACAAATTCAGGCTCTGAATCTAGAGCAATTGCGATTTGTAGAGATGCGGTTATACAGAAAAAAGGATTAGATATATTCTCATTTACATGTAAAAATAAGGCAAAATTAATTCCTAAAAAAAATACTAAAATAAATTTGATTAAAACTAAGTCTAAAACTAAAAAAAATAAAAGAATATCCAAAAAACTAAAAAAAATAAATTTATAAAAATAATATATATTATTCATTTAAATAATCCATTACTGATAACAATAACTTCTCTTGATCTGTTATTTTTTGAAATATTAAACATTCTTCCATTCGAATTCTAAATAAACGGTTCAAGTTGTTTTTACAAGTTAATGTAGTTCCATTTTCTGTTGCTAATATTTCGCAAATAATTCCTCCATTTGTTAATTTCAAATTCGCTTCATTGTTCATATTTATCCAACGTATATATCTTCCGTAATTTATATCATGAGTGTCATCTACAAAGCGATAATATTTTAACTTTTCGTGTAATATTTTCATATCTGCCTTACTGAAATGTAATTTTTGAAATAAATCATTTTTAATCTGTTTAATTCTTCTATTATTCAATTTCATTATAGATTCGTTTGAATCATTATCAACAGCATTTATTACTTTATCCATATCTATTTTTTTTTCAGTCATTTCAATAATATATATTATTAAAAAATAATAAATATTATTTATGTTTATTTATTACAATGTTTATATTTATCATTTAGTATTTACACCCTTGAAGATTTAAAACCGCACCTTTCGGTGAAATAAAAAATCAAAAAGGTTCGCCTATTTCAAGGCGTGTAAATTTTGGTTTTGGGAATTCTTCTAAAAACCCTGAAGAGTTGTTGGAACGATGCTTCTGGATAAATAATTCGGTCTTTCTTTATTATTTATCGCATTATAAGCAATCTTATAGATATTTGTTGCTCCGTTAGTATCTCTGTTCCAATAACCACATCCGTTTTTACAACGAATTAGTCCATGAACCAAAACACTTCCGTTTCTGTATGGTTTGGGATTTTCCATTACCATCGTTTTTTTACAAATACCTATTTCGCATTTGGAACATCTACACGATGTCCTGAACTCATCTACCAAAAAAGTTTGAAATCCTGCTTTTCTAAATAAAGTTCGCATTCCTTTTCCTTTGGTTGCTTCTTTGAATTTCATATGTTTTTTTTGTTCGTAATCTCCAAAACAAACAACTACATCTTTTTCATTACCAAAAATGCGTTTGAAATTATTTAACATTTTTTGTTCGCTTTTCTTTGTATTTCTATAACTTTGTAATCGTTCTTTCGTCATACCACCTTTTTCATACATTTCTTTACCTACCCATTTTGAATTACTTATTGCTACTAATAAAGTAAATTTACGAAATACAAATTGATTTGTAGTTTTTATTATACAACGCCTACCTAAATTACATCTACTATAAGTAGGTTTTAACGCAGAACCAACACTTGTTTCATCTAAACAAATAATCTTATTTATTGGAAACTGTTTTACTTTATTATAAAATTTATCTAATTCGGTTTGTTTATCTATCGGTTTCTTATATCTTTCATTAGGAAAATGTTCGTGTCTTGTTCTTTTTCTTGTTTTATTATTATCTCTAACAATCTGTCCTAAATGTTGAGGTGTAATATCCAAATCTTTGTATTTTTGTTTCATATCAAACACTAATTCATTCATCGTAAGTTGTTCGTTGTGTTTCAATAATTCCAAAGCAGTATTTACTTGTGGTTTTGAAATTTTATAGGATATTGGTTTTCTATTTTTTCTTGTAAGATTTTTAGTTTTTTTGTATCTTTTAATCCAATCTCGTATTGTAGATTTTTTACAATCAAAAATTTTACAGGTTCTTTTGTATCCATCTCCATTTTCATTATTCAAATAATATTTAACGGCAGAATTTTTGTAGTCTTCTGTCTTATGTTTAGTCATCTATATTATTTTGAGAAAATATAAAAAATACTTTAGGGGTGCGGTTTTAATTCTTCAACGGTGTAAACTAATTTTAATTTTTAATTACTTAATAAGATTAGAAGATTAGAAGATTATAAGAAATCATTTCATTTACCATGCAGAACCTCCAAATGAACCGATTGCCTCATTCGCTGCCATTGGCTCCATAATTCCAGGCTGGGCTGCCCCAACTAAAGGATTTGTTTCCGTTGAGTGCATGGTGGAAAAATCAGGGACCGGTTGTCTTGATGGAATTGAATAATTATTTGTTTGTGATTTATTATTTGTCATCATTGGTGTATGAGGGATTTGCTGTGCCATAGGTGGTTGCATCTGAGGACTCATTGATCCATATCCTCCTAAGCGGTCAGCTTGACTCGGTTGATGGCCACCTGATAAAGGCTGGGTCACTTTTACTTTTGTAACAGTTTCTTCACGAATTGATGCGTCTCCAGACCAAATCTCAATTACTCTATCAGATAAAATGCTTATTTTCTCTCCAAGTTTAGTTTGAAGTGTTAATAAAATAAATACAAATCCTACAATAAAGGTGGTTTCATTAAATTCCTTATATGCTTTTTTACTGTAAGTAGGTATATATGTTATAACACGATTTATAAACCAAAATGATAATAAAATAAATATTACTTGAAACAAACTTTCAGCTAAAAGTTCTAAACTACCTTTTTCTTCGTTAGCTTCCGGGACATATGTTTTGGTTACTTTTAAAACTAATATAATAGGAATAAATGCTAAAACAGCATATTGTATCATATTCATTAGGTTTGATTTATTTGATTCGTTTAAATCAAATATATATTTAAAAAATCCATCGTTTTCAGTTTCTACGTTGTCCATTATGTTTTATAAAAAGAAATTAAAATAAAATCTAGTTTGAATTTGTTAAAAGTTTTTTGGTTGGAATATTAAATTCATTAACAAAATAATTTAAAATTTATTCGTTAGTTTAAAGAATAAATGCTGAAATATAGATCAAATTTAAATAAAACTAAAAATGAAGTTTTTCATGAAGAAATTCAATATTTAAATTTGATTGAAGATATTTCAAAGTATGGAACACTAGAAGAAAGTAGAAATGGTAAAGCATATACAGGATTTGGATCATCCATGCACTTTTCATTAAACAATAACAAGATTCCTTTTATAACAACCAAAAAGTTGGCATGGAAAACATGTCTAAGAGAACTATTATGGTTTATTAAAGGCGATACTAGCAATACTAGATTGAAGGAAAAAAATGTATCAATTTGGAACGGAAACGCAAGCAGAGAATTTTTAGATAGCAGAGGATTAACCCATTTGAAAGAGGACGATTTAGGTCCAGTTTACGGTCATCAATGGAGACATTTTAATGCTGAGTATGTAGATTGTGATGCTGATTACACAGGAAAAGGAGTAGACCAATTATCATACATTATTAATTCTTTGAAAGATCCAAAAGAAAGAGGATCCAGACGTTTAGTTATGAGTGCTTGGAACCCGTGCCAAATCGGACAAATGGCTTTGCCTCCGTGCCATGTTCTATGTCAATTCAATGTTACAGATGAAAACAAATTATCATGCTCTTTATATCAACGAAGCGGGGATATTGGATTAGGTGTACCATTTAACATTGCTTCATATAGCATATTAACTCATCTAATTGCAAAACATTGTGATTTAGAAGCAACTGATTTTTACTATTATTTAGGAAATTGTCATATATATGACGATCATATCGAGCAGTTAATGGAGCAAATAAATAGAACGCCTCATGAGTTTCCTACAATAAAAATAACAAATGTATGTGAAAATATTGATGATTACAAAGAAGAAATGTTTGTTATAGATAATTACAAATTTCACGAAACAATTAAAATGATTATGCGAAAATAATTTAGATATATTTTGTTATAATTACTTATAAATGAGTGGAAGTAATGCTATCGCTGCTGCTAAAAGAAGAAGAGGGGGAGCCGTTGATAATAGAGGCCCTCCTCCACCTGGAAGCCAAGGATTAAACAGAAATAATTCAGCCCCTCAGGCACCGGCTCCGCCAATTCATCCGCTTCAATTAGTTGCTATGAATCATGAACGTTTAAATAAATTATCAGCTGATTTGCCAAAGGCGATTGATACTTTAGGAGAAAATTTTAATGCACTATCATCTAATTGTGATTATTTACATGAGAAATTTACATTATTAGAACAAAAGGTTGATTCATTGCCTAGCTTATCAGATAGGTCTAATGTTGGTAGCACTGTGTCAAATAATGTTGATAATGAAAGATTAAATCGTTTTGAAAGCGACCTTGTTGAATTACATAAAGTCGTTTCTAGAATGCAGTCATTCACAATGGAATTAAGTACAAATGTTTCTAAATCTAGAGATCAACTTGATGCTTTTACTCGTGGCATTAATGAACGTGTTGATAAATGTTTTCAAGAATTAGAGTCATTCACATTGAATAATTATCTTAATGATGAAGTAAATGACAATGAAGCAGCAGATGAAGTAAATGACAATGAAACAGTAAATGAAATAACCGAATAAAATATTAAAATTTGTAAATATACTATTTATACTTATCAATACAAGTTAAGTATAAATTTAAAAATAAAATTATTATTAATTAGTAAATGAAAATAATAATAGCCGCATTAGTATTTTGTATTGTTTTATTCTTATATTTACACGTTTTTTTTCATTTGAAAACAAGCGATGATTTAGAAATGTATGAGATCGAACAGCCTTCTAAAGATAAATTAGAAGAAATTTGCGATTTGAGACAACCTGTTGTATTTGATTTTAATAATGAACGACTTAATGACATGTGTAACTTGAAATATATAAATGATAACTATGGAGCGTTTGATGTTAAAGTTAGAGATTTAAAAAATATTGATGATGAAAGCGAATTATATATACCAATTACTTTAAAAGCAGCACTTGAACTCTTTAATCATGATGAAGAAAAAAAATATTTGACAGAAAAGAATCAAGACTTTTTAGATGAAACAGGATTAATTAAATGTTATAGATACAATGACTTATTTTTACGCCCGTATATGGTTTCGTCATGCGAATATGATCTTGTTTCTGCTTCAAATGAAACAACAACACCATTAAAGTATGACATTAATTATAGAAATTATTATATGGTAACACAAGGGAAAATACGTGTTAAATTAGCTCCCCCAAAGAGTAAAAAATATTTATATCAAATAAATGATTATGAAAATTTTGAATTTAAATCTCCTATTAATCCTTGGAACGTGCAAAATGAATATAAACCCGACTTTGATAAAATCAAATGTTTAGAGCTAGAATTAGAACCTGGTAAAATGTTATTTATTCCTTCATTTTGGTGGTATAGTTTTGAATTTATTGATAATGCTTCAATATGCGTTTTTAAATATAAGACGTATATGAATACTTTTTCAAATATTCCACGTTATATAATGAAGTTTTTACAAAATCAAAATGTTAAGAGAAATATTGTTAAACAAGTTGAAACGATAGATCCAGATAAAGATATATAAATTTATTTAATTTAGTTTACATTAGTTTTTTATTATAAAATAAAATATTTATATTATCCATATATAATTTTATGATTGACAACATTAAAAAACAAAAAAAAATAGGAAAGGGGGTTATTAGAAAGTTTTCAAAATATATACTAGACTTAATTAAGAAAAACGGGGTTAAAAAAACATCACTCGGATTGTATTATATTTTGTTTCACAATTTAATTATTTTTCTAATTGGATTTAATTTAGTATTTAATGTAAATGTTAATCATTTGATTGTTTTATTAATAATAGTAAGTTTAGATGCGTTTTCAATTGTTGTTTTACATGGATGTCCGTTAACAACATTAGAACAAAAATACTTGGGGACAAATGGATGTGATGAAAGAACAAACAAATTTAAAGATTTTGGTATATTTTATAAATGCGAACATGAATACGAAAAACAAATTGAATTATTAATAAATGTTTGGACGCTAATTGCAGGAAAAATTTTAGTTTTAATAATGATTAGAATATTTAATTTTAAATTAAAAAATAACAATAATATTTATGAATAAGTTATACATTACATTTTAATGATATAAGTGTTACATTACATTTTAATGATATAAGTGTTACATTACATTTTAATGATATAAGTGTTACATTTTTAGTTTTAGTTTCAACGTTTTTATTTTACCAATCTAAAAAATATAAAAAGGATGGAAAAAACTAAAAAATAAAATTGAAAATAATTAATTGTTTACATGAAATAAACAATTAACTACAATTGGCTATATAGAATAATCTAAATGCTGCGGAAAATTCATATATCAGAGAGACATTATAATAATTGGGCTTGGTTTGACGGGTTTACATTAGAATCTGTTGATTGTCAACTTAACCCACTCGATTTAAAATTATTTACAGATGATATTATTGAAATTAGTAATGATACAAATAAAGAGGATTCTGATGAAAAAAATAAAGTAAAATTGGTTCATTCTAATGTTAGACAAATGAATAATATACCCGGTATCTTAAATGTGACGGGTAAAACATACGGAAACAATAAAAATAAAAAAATATATCAATGTATTCCAGACGATAAACGAATTCCTATATTTCTCGTACCATACGAAGATAAAAAAGATAAATTCAAAAAATATTCAGTTAATTATTATGTTACCTTTTCATTCGTAGAATGGAGCGATAAACATCCAATCGGAAAACTTACAAATAATATTGGTTCGGTTGAAATATTAAATAATTTTTACGAATATCAATTATATTGTAAAAGTTTAAATGCTACAATTCAAGATTTTACTAAAAAAACAGTAGATGCTTTAAAACAACGAAGCGAAGACGAATACATTGAACTCATCAATAATAGTAATCCCACAATTGAAGATAGAACAAATGAATATATAATATCAATTGACCCTCCAAGAAGTTTAGATATAGATGACGCAATTGGAATCAATAAAATAAACGATAATGCTTTTAAATTAACAATATACATTGCTAATGTTGCCATTTGGATTGATGCTTTGTCTTTATGGAATTCGTTTTCAGAGAGAATATCAACTATTTATTTACCAGATAGGAAACGTCCTATGTTACCTAATATTTTATCGGATTGTTTGTGTAGTCTTCAAGAAAATTCAAAACGATTCGCCTATTATATGGATATTTATATTGAAGATTATAATGTAAGCACGATTCAATTTGGAGTGGCAATGATAAAAGTATTCAAGAATTACAGGTATGAAGAAAAACAATTATTAGAAGACGAGAATTATATATACATGTTTGATATGATACAAAAATTATGTAAAAATATTAAAATAATAACTAGCGTAAAAGATAGCCATGATGTTATCAATTATTTAATGGTATTTATGAATTCTACATGTGCCGAAAAAATGTTAGAATTCAAAGATGGCATTTATCGCTCTGTAACATTAAATCAAACGAGAGATATTCCGGATAATATACCAGATGATGTAAATAAATTTTTAAAATTATGGAGCTGTTCGTCCGGACAATATTCTACATTTTCAGACCAACAAGGACATATTCTTGTTCGGGATGGTGTTGAAAGTTATATTCATATATCATCCCCTATTAGAAGATTAGTTGATTTATTAAATAGTATAAAATTACAACAATTAATGGGTATATATAATTTTACTAGCCACGCAGATGATTTTTATAATAAATGGATTAAACGTTTGGATTATATAAATACAACAATGAGGGCTATAAGAAAAGTCCAAAATGATTGTAGCATACTGAATGTTGTAAATAATCAACCTGAAATATTGGAAAATATATACGATGGATATGTATTTGATAAAATTAAACGAAATGATGGATTGTATCAATACATTGTATACATCCATAAATTAAAAATATTATCAAGAATAACGGCACGCAATAATTTAGATAATTATGATTGTGTTAACTTTAAATTATTTGTATTCAATGATGAAGCGTCTTTGAAAAGGAAAATTAGATTACAAATAATATAGAATTAATATATATATATATATTGTTTGTAACATTTTATATCATATAATATTTTATAGTTTTTGAATAAAATTGAAATGTAAAATACTAAAAAATGGGATTGAACTATTAAAATGCTTATCTTCTTCGTTCTTAAACTCACTTGCAACAAATATTTTATCGGACATACTTATAAGAGGGAATTTGTATTGTCTGATTTTAATGAACATAAATTGGAATGGACTAGAAACTATAAACCATTGGAAGTTATCGAAATAATTGAGGATAATAATTTTGAAAATATGTTTACTACAATTTATAGATATGTTGAAATTTTCGGGGTAAAAAATGTGTATTCAACAATTGAACCAACAGTTGATTATTGTGATGATTCTATTATCATTGAAGACACATCAAAATATTACGATAAAATGAATAAAAATGATGAAAAAATGATTTCTTCGTATACTATAAAAATGTTAAATAATAGTTGTGTTTTATGCGGAAGTATGGGACATATTGTAGCCGAGTGCACTAACTTTGATTGTCGTCAAGAAAACGATGATGATTTAGCCGGGTTTGATAGCATTGAATTAGGTAAAAACGATGATATGGATATGGAGACAGAGACGGAGATTGGTGAAAAATGGGTAATTGATATTAATTCCGCCTCAAATGAAAAAAAAACAGACGAACAACTTTATATAGAAACTTTAAACAAAGAAAGGTATTATTATTATAACTTATCTTGTTATTGGTATCAACAAATGAATGAATCAATTAAATATTACGAAAATTATATTTATCAATTATACAATAATCAATACAATTATATTCAAATATAAAAAATAATTATAATTTATTATTAACAAATTATAATTAAAAATAAAATTAATATAAAAAATTTTATTTTTTTACAAACAAAATGAATTGAATAATTATTTTATTTTATCATCTATCTAACGAGTAAGTGTCGTTTGGCATTTATGATATCTTTTTCTACATTATTCATATGTATTTTTTCCCAATATCTTGAATTATTTTCCTCCTCGTTTGACAAAATCCATTTATATGAATTCACATCAATTAAATCTGCCATTTTTTTAGCTCGTTCATAATGAAATTCAGATGTAATAACATAAACATCGGAGAACTCCAACCGGGATTCAATTTGATTGGCTACAATAAAATTTTCAGCTGTATTGATTGAAATCTCATCCATTATATAATTCCAATTATAATCCTCTGCGTTTTTTGACATTATAAGTTGTTTCATTTTTTCTGCCTCTGTAATAGTATCCTCTTTTGTATTTTTTATTCCTCCACTTAAAAACCAATTTATTTTATATTCATATAACTCATAATAGTTTACATTTGACTGATTATAATGATTTGCAAAATTAAGCGCTGCGTTCACTCGATCAAATAATAGATGGCTAATATGACATCCAAGCAAGATAATTAGTATTCCAGACATTTGTTTTATATTGATTTAATTTCATAAGTATCGATTAAATCAAATCAATTTTATTAGAAAAAATAATAAATAATAAATAAAATAAAATAATAAATAAAATAAAATAAAATAAAAAGTGTATAAATTATTATACGTATAATGATAAATTTGTTACTACATATTTAAGTGTTATTTTTGGAATTTCCCTTATTTTTGATAGCAACATAATATTACCAACTTTTTCACATACTTTTTCAAATTCACACGCAATATTATTTATTTTCAAAATAGCTTTAATAAATTCACCTAAAAATATATTGTGGTTTTGTTTAATATTATTTATTACTAAAATACATTCTATTTCATTTTCTGCCTTACACCATTGGTATACTTCATCCATTATCTGAAAATGTAAATTATAATCAGTTCCTGTATTCACATTCATTTTTATTTCTTCGTCATAATATTTATTATACATTTCTCTCAAATGATTGCCTACAACCTCAAATGATTTCATATTAGATTTTGGATTATGAATTTTATTATCATCGTTTACAGAAATATTTGTAAAACAACTAAATATTGATGCTATTTCACTAGGACTATAATTTTCAAATCCATTTGTATATACATATAAATCAGCAAGGGCAAGTGGATGCGATTCTTGGATATTTGAAGCAATCAAACCCTTCATATTAATATTCCATTTATTTTCATCATTATTATTTTCAATAAAATCATTGGTTTTCAGAATACTAACGATATTTTCAACACTATTCAGCATATAACAAAGGGAATCGGATTTTTGAGAATTCAAACCTTCTATTTCCTTTTCTAATTCAAAAATTAATTTATATTTTTCTGTATCTGCTTTTATAAAATTATATTGCTCTTCTAATGAATTAATTTCTCTCATTGCTTTAATTCTAGATTTATTAGTAAGATGATAAACTGATTGTTTTTTATTAATATATTCTGTAATAATGTCAAGTGGTGTTTTGTAATATTGAACCCCTTTTTTTAAATTATCTACTTCAATCATTGATTCATTAATTTTATTTGTATATTCTATTTCATTATTTTTTATATCAATCTTAATCATACTCTTATTAACAAATTCATTTAATTGTCCGAATCCAATTTCACGATTTGTCATTAAAATATTGAGAATGAGATTGTAAGAGATTTTAAATTTAGAAGTCAGCATTTGAGGCGAACCAGTAATCATTTTTTTATATTCATTCGCATTTGGAGCATCAAACAAATTATTACAATGAATTACATGCCCTACAGTATCAATCCCTCTTCTTCCTGCTCTACCGGCCATTTGTTTATATTCATGTGGATACAGTATCCTTGATATACTGCCATTAAATTTAGTTACACCTGTAAATATAACCGTTTTAGTCGGCATATTAATTCCTACAGCAAATGTCTCGGTTGCAAATAATAATCTTATATAATTTTTTTCAAATAATAACTCTACCATTTCTCTCAAAATAGGCATAATTCCAGCATGATGAATCGCAATGCCTTTATTCAATAAATGAATAATATTTATATATTCGGGTAGCTGCATAATTTCTTGGGCTGTTTTGACTGATAATTTGTTATAGAGAATTTGACGACATTCATATTCTATCGGAGGAGGACATTCATCTTTTTCAAAAAGATTGCTTTCTATTTCAGCGGCAAATAATTCTACATTTTTTCTAGATAATACAAACGCAATAGCAGGAAGCAAATTTTCATTATATAAGTGATTAACTAATCCATTTAATACAAATTTTCTAGGCACATTGAAATCATTTTTATTGAAATAATTTTTCAAATTAAACATTTTATAATAATTAATTTCATTGAATTTATTCAAACACGATGTAATCTCTATTTTTTTATTAATAAATTCCGATATTTTATGTTCGTATTCTGTTTTCTTAGCTTTTTTAATTTGACCGTTATTCAATGTTAACCATAAATAGTGATTAAGTGGAACAACGCGATGATTGGTTGACGATAAATAAACCTGTTTATCCTTATTTTGTTCTTCTATCCATCCGGCAAAAACCTCTGGTTTATCAATTGTAGCAGATAACATTAACATTTGAACGTGTTTAGGTAACATAATAATAGACTGTTCCCAAACAGATCCGCGTTCTTGGTCTCCGATAAAATGGATTTCATCAAAACACACTAGAGCTAATTCATTTTGAAAATCCATTTCAAACGATAATGATTGGCTATTTTTAACGGTTTCATTGTTTTCATTTTTTACAGCATTTGTATCTTGAGAATTATTTAAGATTTGTTTTGTAAATAATGTATTTCTCAATATTTCTGTAGTCATAATTAAAACATCGGCTTCAGGATTATCTTTTATATCACCTGTTAATATTCCAAATGATATATTTGGGAATTTTCTTCTAAAATCATATAATTTTTGGTTTGACAATGCCTTCAAAGGAGACGCATAAATAATTTTTTTCTTTTGTTTCGTAAAATATTGTATAGCAAATTCAGCCGGAAGAGTTTTACCTGAACCAGTATGCGCCGTAATAAGAGAATGTTGTCCGTCTACAATTGCCTTAATAGACCATTTTTGAAAATTACTCAGCTCATAATCAAAATAATTAAAATAGTCTTTATATTCCTCTTCGTTATGGAAAGCATCATTCGGACAAACGAATACCATTTTTCTCTACAATTATGTAATAGTGATATCGTATATTTAAACCAATTATAAATATAATAAATATAAGTATTATAATGAATAATATTCAAAAAAGATTTTTATTATTTTTAGGCGGGTGTATTCCGACAAGATTATTTTTTGCAATGATGGCAAAATATGGCAATGTGACTATTAAAAAATTATTAGGAATTATAGCATTCATGGTCGCAACTGGATTCGTATTCATCTATTTTGGAAAGTTAAGAGAAACTGGTCTTGAAACAGGCGGAGAAAAAATATGGTGGAATCATTTGAGACCAATCCACGCTGTATTATATTATTTCTTTTTTTATAATGTATTCTTTGCGGATATTAATAATGCTTGGAAAATATTAATATTTGATATATTAATTGGATTATTATCATTCCTTCATTTTCACCTTACAAACAATAGTTTTTCTAAGCTAATGAGCTAATAAGTATTTTAATAATTTAAATTGTATAAATTATTAAAATTATTTAAAAAAGGCTGGAGGCGAAGGCTGAAGGCTAAAATATTATTTTATAAATTTTTAATTTTTAAATTAAATTATTATCATCTATACAATCCGTCTGCTTACTGAGGACTACTAGACGATACTTCAGGGCGGCGACGGGGATCACGAGGACGAGTAGACTGAGAAGGAGGACGAGTAGATTGAGAAGGATGGCGACGCACAAGAAGCCACTCATAACCATCATTGACGACAGTCGGAGCTTGGTCGGATGAATGATGCGGGCGAGAACGAGGAGGAGCAACTGAACTCTGATCTTGATGGCTTAGGCGGGGACGGGTATGAAGGGGGCGGTACTCACTGTCGGAAGGCGGGTAAGAACGAGGCTGACGATATTCACGCGAATCACCCGCTCCTCCTGCTTGAGGCGGACGGACTGTCGTTCGGCGGGTTTCACACATAAGCTTTCCTACACCAGGACCAGTTACATTTGATGCCTGCCATTGATGAGGACCACCTTCAACGCTCACACAATTAAACTCAACATATTCTCCCTGGACGAGGAAACGGTATTGCTCCTCGTTTACATTAATTGCCGAATGATGTACAAAAACGTCTCCTACATGAGGACCAGTTGTAACTGTAATAAATCCATATCCAGCTTTATTGTTAAACCATTTCACACAACCGGTTACACGTGAAACATCGGCGGAGACGTCTGAGAGTACCATATCATTTTGTTGTTCGCTATGTTCGCTCATCTTATTGTTATACTATCATTAGTAGTCATTCCTTTAAGTTGTTTAGAATAGATACATATATATATTATAGTGATAACCCACCTCTATTATGTTCTTAATTTGTTTTTAATTATATTAAAAATGGTACTGAATAATTTATAATATATAATATATTTAAGATTTAAGATTCAAGAATATTATTTTATTTTTTATTTTTTTTTATCAAATTAAATAGATTGATAAATAAACCTTTTATATAATTATAATCAGGAGATTCATCAAACTTCAAACAATAACAATAGTTTATATAAGAGAGAAATTCATAAGGAATATCTTTACATAAATCTACAAGTGATACTTGTTCCTTTATTTGTTTAATCATAATATATTTCTCTTCTTTTATTTTTGATTTTACATTTTGCCAAGGCAGCTTACCCTTTAAACACCCCACTAAAATATAACCTAATGAAATTAAATCATCCCTTCTACTCGGCTCTATTCCATTGTGTATATTCAAACTAGCATAACGAATATTTCCAATTAATTTTTTATCATAAGTAATCGGTATGTGCTCTCTATCTTGATTTATATAATACCTAGAAATACCAAAATCTATCAAAAATATGTCATTTATTTCTCCATTATTCGTTAATATATTTTCAGGTTTCAAATCGCGATGAATAAGACCAACATTATGAAAGTTTTCTATATAACTAATTAATTGAATCGCAATTTGTAAAGTTTCTTTTAAAGATAATATTCCTCCTTTATTTTCTCTCAACTTATCTAAAGAAATTCCTAATAAATCCATAACAATATAATTATAATTATTCTCAGTTCCAAACATACGGATATTAGGAATCCCTTTTATATTTTTACATTTATAGTAAATATTTGCCTCATGTTTTAAAATTGAATTTATATTTTTCTTTTCTATTTTAATTGCAACTTTAGTATTTGACAATAAATGCTCCGCTTCAAATATTTTTCCAAACGAACCTTCGCCTATTTGATTAAGTAATTTATATTTTTTACCTATAATAATTTCATTGTTATTTTCATTAGTTGTTTCATTTATTTCTGATGTATTATTTTCTTCTTTTCTCTCATCCATATTAGGTTTGGTTATAATAATTTCTAATCTATATTATTTAAATTAATCTAATTTGTTTATATAATATACAGTACAATAACATTAAAATATATTTATTTAATTTATATAATAATAATAATAATAGATAATAGATAATAGATTTACTTTAAATATTATACCATTTATAATACTTACATCAATCTAATACATATATTTTCCATTTATAATATTACAATAAAATTGATTTAAAGATACTACGGATATCTAATTAATAATATGAGCTCAATGGAATCCCAAACCGCCTCTACTGAAACTATGAATGTTGTTGATGTTAAATTGGAAGTTGTCAATGATGTAGAAGAGGTGGTGCATGTTACTCTCAAAGCAGCAGATAAAGCAAAGTCACAACGCGAAGAGTGTTTTGTTGATCTATCGTCTACTATTCTCAGTCTAAAAACTGAAGTTTCTCAACTATATTCTAAACTAAGACTTCTAGAACGTATTGTAACTAAAGAAGTTAAAACTCTCAATAAATCCATTACAAAGGGTAAAAGTAAAGGAAACAGGAAACCATCCGGATTTGCCAAATCAAGCAAAATCTCAGAACATTTGTGCGACTTTATGAATAAACCAGCTGGATCTGAAGTCGCACGCACTGAAGTAACTAAATATATTATCAATTATATCAAGGAAAATAATCTTCAGCGTCCTGAAAATAAAAAATTCATTAACCCGGATCAATCACTTAAATCTCTATTGGAAGTACCCGAAGGCGATGACCTAAGTTATTTCAACCTACAGAAATATATGAACCGTCATTTTATCAAAGAAACACCACCTGTTGCTACTATGTAAATGACATTTACAAATAATAAAAATTTAAACCCATACAAAATTAATAATTGTAAAAATAATTATTAATTCATTTTTCAAATTTTAAAAGTATTTTTTTATTGAAATACTTTTAAAATACCACATACATTTAATTACTGCGTTATGAATATAAAAGCGGTAATAAGTTTTCTAATTATAACGATAAACAATATAAAAATCCTATTGCTGGATTAAAAGAACAAAAATAAAATACAAATATACAACACACTACAAGATTAAATGTCAATGTGCTTTTGCAAATGAATGGAATCAATCAACATATTAATAACCTTATCTTGATTCTCTTTTATAGGTTCGGTGGAATTTTTTACTATAGCAATATAATTATCCTTATGTTTATCATTACTCACCCAATTTGGAAAATTTTGAGTATATTTATTTACATTTTTAAATTGTAAATTAGAAATATCATTGAGAGCTGTTTTTGTTTTTACATTATTAATGTCTTCACTCCATGTATCTTCCTTGATATAAATTTTTTTTCGTTTAAGATCTGAACACCAAATCGGACGCTGAATAGTTGGCAATTTATTTAAATTCTCTATTAATAAATTGTGGATTCCCTTAGCAAGACCATTATCTTTTGTAAATAATAAATCATTTATTGATACCTCAATCGTTTTTATAAAATCATTAATATTTATAGCATCCTTGCATTTATCATTCAGAAAGAAATTAATATTCAAATTTTGATTGATATTAGAAATATTAGATACACTATTGTTATTTCCTATCTTTGGTATCAATTCATTTATAGTGTTCTGCAATGAGGTATTTTGTTCTATTACTTTTAAAACCAAGTCTTTGTAATTAATATCTTCTTTATTTTCAACTAAAATATTAGGCTCTTCATTATTACATTTTTTTTTGTGAGCGTATAAATTTGGTTTATGTTTATAGCTCTTGCCACAAAAACATGTAAATTGTTTTTCATTTTTTTGAGTTAAATAATTATTATTTTTATTTATTTCATTATTATCTTTTATTTTTTTATGTTTATCTGTTAAAATATGACGAGTATAATCTGTTTTATTTGATGTATTAAAATTACAAAAAATGCAATTATATTTTTTTATTTTTTCATTATTTTCTTTATCCATTATTAGTATATATTAACTGACTTTTTTAAATATTTTAAGATAAATAAATTGCGTATTTTGCGTTTAAATTGTATTATTTTGTATTATTATTAATTATCATGCTAAATATATATTGGTATATTTTAATAATAACATTGAATATCATAACAAATATACTATCGGTTATTTTACTGCGTTTTTTTGTGCGTTAAATCAGTATGATTTTGTATGCGTTTTTCATACTAGATGTCCAATTTTAAAAATTTATCCAAAAATTGTTGAAAAAGTGATTTTAGACCATTATGCTCTTATTTTCATTTTTTATTATAAATATTTGTTACTGTAAATTAATTTTTTTTTAATAAAATTAAAGTTCAAGGTCTTCACGGAAAATTTCAGAAAATCCATGTCTGATTTTTGTTTGGGCAAAGAAGATTAGAAAAATAAATTGATGTTTTTTACACTTTTTTACATTTCAAACGCAGATTTATATAAAATTGAATTAAATTAAACAATTTATAAATAATAATATAAAATCTAAAATGTCACAAGAATATTTTGTTGTAATAAAAAAGTTTAATAGACATCAATGCATTGAACCAAATTGTCAAACAAGTGCCATAGGCAAAACCGATAAATGTGTAGCACATGGTGGTGGTAAAAGATGCATTGAACCAGATTGTCAAGCAAGTGCACGAGGCAAAACTAATAAATGTATAGCACACGGTGGCGGTAAAAGATGCATTGAACCAGATTGTCAATCAGGTGCCCAAGGCAAAACTGATAAATGTAAAAAGCATGGTGGTGGTAAAAGATGCATTGAAACAGATTGTCAATCAAGCGCCCAAGGCAAAACTAATAAATGTATAGCACATGGTGGTGGTAAAAGATGTATTGAACCAGATTGTCAATCAAGTGTCCAAGGCAAAACCGATAAATGTGTAGCACATGGTGGTGATGGTGGGAAAAAATGCATTGAACCAGATTGTCAAGCAAGTGCACGAGGCAAAACTGATAAATGTATAGCACATGGTGGTGGGAAAAGATGCGTTGAACCAGATTGTCAATCAAGCGCCCAAGGCAAAACCGATAAATGTATAGCACATGGCGGTGGTAAAAGATGCATTGAACCAGATTGTCAAGCAAGTGCCATAGGCAAAACTGAAAAATGTGTAGCACATGGCGGTGGGAAAAGATGCGTTGAACCAGATTGTCAAGCAAGTGCCATAGGCAAAACCGATAAATGTATAGCACATGGCGGTGGTAAAAGATGTCCTAATTGCATAGATTGGATAGATAGTCGTGTAGGATCATCTGATTACGACGGATATTGTGCTACTTGTTTCAAAGTAATTTTTCCAAATGATAAACGCAGTAAAGTTGTATATAAACATACCAAAGAAATAATGGTAAGAAATATAATAAACGAAAATTTTGATGGATTTATACACGACATACCACTTTATAGTGGTAATTGTGATTGTACCCATCGTCGTCGTATAGACCATCGTAAAATGATAGGTAATACAATTTTAGCAATTGAAACAGATGAGTTTGGTCATCGTGGATATGATAAAAAAGATGAAGAAATACGTTACGATGATGTGTTTATGATTCATAGTGGTAAATGGATATTTATTCGGTTTAATCCAGACACAAATGTGAGTAAAACGGATATTAAAGATAAATTGGATAAATTGATAGAAACAATGAACGAGTGCATTTACAGAATTGTACGGGAAGAAAACATAGAATTAATAGAAATAATAAAATTGTATTGTTAATAATCGGCGTTTTATACGTAAAATCTGTATGATTTTGTATTATTTTTATAACACGTCTTAATTTTTCATATATAATAATAATTTTGTTATCATATATGACGTTATATAATTTACAAAATTCAAAAAGCGTTTTTTTTTACGTAAATTCGTATGATTTTGTATGCGTTTTTCATACTAGGACTTTCAAAATTTTAAAATATCAAAAAAAAGTCAAAAAAGTGATTTTAGAGCATAATGCTCTTATTTTCATTTTTTATTATATATATATGTTACTGTAAAATTATTTTTTTTTCATAAAATTAAAGTTCAAGGTCTTCCCGGAAATTTCAGAAAATCCATGTCTGATTTTTTTTTGGGCAAAGAAGATTAGAAAAATAATGTTGATTTTTTTTTATTAAAATAATATTATATATAAAAGTATTACAATGTATATAAATTAAGACTGTTTATCAAGTATATTTATTTAATTATTTTAAAAATTCATATTTATTCTTCTATTTTCTCTCATTATAAGGATTTATTTTTATAAAAATTTAGAAAAAATAGTATCAATTTATGATGGATTTATTATTATAATATGATAAGTTAATACAATAAAATTATTCAATTATATTAAGGATTGAAAGTCAAAACGAAGAGAGAAATTCAAAATTAAATATTATAAAAATAAATAATATATCAATAATGCGCGACTGATATATTGCGTTTTGATTTTAAATATTTATTCTTTTATTTATAAAATAATGGATTTACAAAAAATAAAACTTATACAAAACGCTTCGTTGGACGAATTAAAAGACAATATATTTTTAGAAGATCTAATTAAAAAACTAGGATTTAATACAGAATTTTTAAGAGAACAACCAAATATAGTAAAAGAAAATGGAGGAGGTTTATTAATATGGCAATATCCAAATCAATTCTCAAAATATCTTACATTATTACAAAAACAAACTATTTCATCTTATATTGAAATTGGTTGTCGTTGGGGAGGGACCTTTGTATTAACAACCGAGTATTTAAAAAGATTTAATGATATAACAAAAAGTATAGCTGTTGATATCATTAATTCTCCTGTATCAGAATATTGTAATAATGACACAACTTTTTTTAAGAAGATGGATAGTCAGGATTCATATTTTAAAAACGATAATAAAATTAAAGATAATCATTTTGATTTAATTTTTATAGACGGGGATCATTCATACGAAGGTGTTAAAAATGATTATGAAATCTTTAAAGATAGTGGTAATATATTTGTTTTTAATGACATTATAAATGATACTTTTTCAGCAGGTGTAGTTAAATTTTGGCATGAATTAAAACAAAGTAATGACTTTGACTTTTATGAATTTATTGAACAGTATGACGATGTATGGAATCATACAAGTCAACGATTTTTAGGTATTGGTGTCGCAATCAAAAAAAATTAATTATCTAAAATTAATAAAATGTATATTTAATGATATTTTAACCATAATGTAATATGATATAATAAGATGTTGAATCAATATATTTTATTATATAATCCAAAACTTATATAATAAAAGGAATTAAAAATAAAAAAGAATGAAATTATTAATTAGTAAAGTAAATGTTATACATCTATCTCTATCTATTAGCTCTTTTATCTGTAGTAGTAGTTTGTATCTTAACCAGAGTCATTTATATAACATTTGAAAGATTCAATTCTGAATATAATGAATTGAACGATGTAAATTAAATTTATCAGTAAAAAGAAATCTATATAATATAGCATTATTTATAATATAATCCAAATTATTTTTAATCAAAAGTTTTGATAATAATTCTTCGTCAACATGTGAATAATTGATATTAGTTTCAGGTTCATACATAATTTCTGTAGTTAAATATATTCTCTTAATTGTATAATTATAAAATCTAGTAATTCTTAAGATAATATCGTTGTTTCCATACATAGTTGAAATAGAACCATCTATTTTACTAGCTAATAATTTAATAAATCCATCTGGATAAATGACGCATATCCATACATGTTTGTATTCTTCTATCTTGCATGAATAATGGTATTTTTCAACAAAATAAGCATAATATAAAGCCAGTTCTTGACTATTTAATTTTCTACCAAAATAATTATACCAATAATTTCTATCGTAAGTGTAATCAATGCCACGCGAACCCCCGTATAAATGTGTATATGAATTTTTCATTTCAATCTTATAACATTTTTGAAGAATAGAATAATATTCATTAATATATTTTTTAACGATAGAGTTAAATGTTTTATTTATTTTTGATACATTAATCAAATCATTTAATCCAAGAAAATTATTATATATAGCCAACTCTAAATGTAATTCGCTGGCATAAGAGTGAGAATAGTTGTTACATACAATATCATTCATAATTTGTTCTTTTATTGTAAAATCGTTGATGAGATTAAATAATTTCAATTTTAATAATAATTTAATAAAACATTTAAAAAAAGAAAAAATTTATTCAATTCGGGACAAATTTATAATATTTTTTTAGCGATGTCATGTTTGTGTTTCTGTACGGATAGGATATGCTGTTCTATTGATTTCACAAAATTTATATGTATGAATTTGAAAACATGGACGTCTTTATTTTGTCCGATACGGTGAGCTCGCGCGATGGCTTGGCTTTCAACAGCAGGATTCCAATGAGGGGATGTGAAATAAATTTCCGAATAATCCTGTAGATTTAAACCTTCGCACGATGTCTGAATTTGTAGTATGAGAATGTCAGGAACACCCGCAATAATCTTTTTTTTATTCGTGGTAGATGTTCTTCCGTCTATAACTTTTGCGTTGGCATTGATTATATTTAATTGACATAGAATATAATCAATCTCTTGTTTGAAGAAGCAGAATATGATTTTTTTATTTTGATTATCTTTTCTCTCTTTAATAAATTTAATCATGGTGTCAATTTTTGTAGTATCTTCTGCTGCTTTTTTATACATTGATGCGTCATTATCTGTTACAATGTCCCTATTGTCGGAAATAACTTTTTTAATCATTGGAGGATAAATGGAAAGTTGTCTAGCCCGAATGAATGCTGGTAGAACATTATTTTCATACATAGATGAGAATAAATTTCCAGTAGGGAGTATATTTTTTGGGTCAGTAAAATTGATAATTTTTCCGGATGGGTTAATAACAATTTTATTGATAGACTGTTCTAGCTCATTATCCTCTTCTTGAATCTGTTCTTCTCCATTCATAATTGCGTGCTTATGTTCTGCATAATAAGGTAAAATAGAGTGTATTTCATCGTCAAGCGCCTGTTGATAAATGTTGTGTGAAGGAATAAGAATATGATTCATTTTAACTAATGGTAGATGAATATCTACTTCTTTTTTTGTTCTTTTTAATATGAAATTATCCCTTATAAATTGATGATTCTCTGATTTGTTGTAAAATTTTTTAGGTATTCCTAGAAGCTGGCAAATGCTATATAGATCATTTATTTTATTTTGAATAGGAGTGCCAGTGATAAACCATTTGATTGTTGACTTGAGTATTGATGCCCCCTTGAATATAGATGTGTTTTTATTTCTCAAATGATGCGCTTCGTCATATACGACTCGGTTCCAGTTGATCGCATGAAGAATATTTGTTTTTTTAGGATTTTCAGAAATCATTCCGTACGAAGTGATGACAATAGGGTATGTTTTTAGTTTTGTTTCGCTAATGTCCTTTATTTTATTAAATTTTGAATGATAAACAAATGGCGTATGTCCTGTAATGCTTTTAAACGCTTGGATCCATTGGTCAATGAGTATAGGAGGCAATACAATGAGGGTCCTCCGTTTAAAGTTGGCCACGATGACTGATATAATTTGAAGAGTTTTTCCGAGTCCCATTTCGTCAGCGAGTATAGCTCCTCCGTTTTTTTCTTTTAGTATAGCCCATTTGATCCCGTAAATTTGGTATGTTTTAAACTTGAATTTTGTTTTTTCAGTTATTTTTTGTATAGTTTCATCGACATTTTCTTGATAGTTTTGGTTTAGCATATTGTTGTGTGTTTTGTAGTTGTTATTATTACATAAAAAAGTATTTCAATTTTTAAATAAATTGGAATACTTTTAATTAAAATAGAAAATGGCTTTTTAGGCCCTACCTATTTTTTTTGTTTTTGTTGTTTTTGTTGTTTTTTTTTTTACTCTTCATCCTCGTCGTCCGAGTCTTCTGGTAGTGAGTCGATTTGTTTATTTTTATCGTTCCATACTCCAACCGGTTCATCGTCTTCCCATCCATATAGTATATTATTGTCTGATGACATTTTGTATTTCTTTCCGTCGTGTTCGAACTTGGTTACCTTAACAGCCTGTTCTTCTTCTTCCGATGATTCTTCAGATACCTTTTCTTGCTGTAGTTCTTTGTCTTCGTTGGTGGTAGCGACTTTGGTTACATTTTCGGCTTTTTTAATAACCTCTTTAACCTTTGCGGTTTCTTTAGCTGCCTTGGTTGCTTCCTTGATTGCCTTAGCGGCTGCCTTTTCAGCTTCCTTGATTGCCTTAGCGGCTGCCTTTTCAG